CTTTGTAGATTGGAAGACTAAGTGGCACAGTTATGACCTACGTATCTCTATTCATGCTCCTAAGCACTTACAAGACTTAGCAGATGATATAGAACATGGGTTTTACTCTAGAGGTGCACAAGAAGAGTTAGTAGCTAAGATTAAGAAACTAGACCCTAATGCAGGTATTATTTGGGGTAGTGTAGATAAATTAGTAAAACAACTAGAAAAACTAGAAGCTGAAAAAGAGAATCGAGATAAGCAATTAGATTCTCTTATTAAACAAGCTAATAATAAACTTAGAGATTAATAAACAACTATAAGAACATGAAACAAACTAGCAAAGATTGGTTACAAGAGATATTAGAAGCTAAAATCGCAAGCTTTCCAAAACCAAAAAAGGTAGTAGGATGGTATTGCTTATCAACTAAGATTATGGTAAATACTATTGCATTTGCTACACATAGTAAGCCTAACTTTATTAAGAGATTCTTTATGAGAACTTTATTAGATTTTTACTGGGTTAAAGACACAAACAATGACTGAAAAAGAAGCTATCATAACCCTTGCCTACTATAATGATTGGAGGCAAGGGAAAGATGTAGATGCACCTATGGTAAAACCAGAACATGTAACCGAAGCAATTAAGGTTGTAATTCAAAAATGGAAAGAAAGAAACAATGAGCAACAATAAACAAACAGATATTAAAGAATTGGCTATTACAGAATACCCATTTGGCAATAGTGAAAGAAATGCTTTTATCAATGGTTATAATAAGGCTAAAGAATTGCATAAAAATCAGACAATAGAATTACCAAGTGATAAGGATATAGACAAAGAGGCCACGGATTTATTTAGTAAAACTACCAAAATTTATATTTCCATTATACAATGCAAAGCATTCAAGCAAGGTGCAAAATGGATGCGTAATAAAATACAAGGAGGTGAGCAATGACAAACAATAAACAACAGACGGCAGTGGAAAAAGCCAAAGAGTTGGTAGAATCATTTCTCTCATTTTCATCAAATGAAGCAACAACCGAAGATGGTTTTATTTATTCGGAAAGAATGAGAGTATGGAACGCCAAGCAATGTGCATTAATTGCACTTTATGAGATATTGAGTATCAACTCCGTTGACAAGGATGAGGATTTATCAAACTATTGGGAAGAAGTAAAACAAGAAATTAAAAACTATGACCAACAATAAACAACAACCCAAAAAAGAAAACCCTAACAATCAATTTAGCAATAGTGAACCTATGACATTTGCGCAAAAAGTTGAGTATGTTAAAAGTACGGAAATGACAAACAATAAACAACAAACGGCAGTAGAGTGGTTTGCAAACCAACTTCACAGAGTAGTTAGTAATACGACAGACGCATTAACTCATAACCACAATGAACTTTTAGAACAAGCCAAAGAAAAGCATAAGAAAGAAATGATAAACTTTACTACGGATTGGTATCATAATGGTTCTTTATTGGGTGGTGAAATTTTAGTATCAACAAGTGTTAAGGAACATTATAATAAAACATTTGGAGGCAACAATGACTAAAGAATCTATATCTCCACTTATTGAAAAGCTACTTAGTGAAGTATCTCCTGAACAGTTTGAAGCTACTAGCAAACAAATGGAATCTCAAGGTCCTAGAGCAGAAGCTCAAGACTTAGTTTTATCTTTCTACTACAGATTACCTAACAATGGCAGCCTTAAAACCGGGATTAACAGTTGTGAGTCCCGGTATAAAGAAGCTGTGATATGTGCTATGGTTGCTGTTAATAAAATCATAAGTATTGCTCCTTGGGGAGGTGATATTGACGGTGAAATTGAGGAAGGGTCTAAGGAATACTATCAACAAGTAAAACAAGAACTAGAAAAACTATGAGCAAGATTAAACAAGACAAAATATACCTAACTCAAGATGAGAATGGTAATCTAAAAATGGATGATGAAGTAGGTAAGGTACTGTTTGGTGATCCTAATGCTAACGCTAAATATAAACTAGTTCGTGAACGTGATGGTTTGACACATTATGGAAGAGAGATGGGATGGATTGAATGGGGATACAATGGTAGGTTTAGTGACTTACATAAAGAACCCAAAATTGGTTTATCTTGTATATTAGATCCACACCGAATAAGTTTCACTTGGCTAACAACTTCTATTACGGAAATTGTGGAAGAGCGAGAAGATTATATTAAATTTAAAACCACAAATAGCATCTACGAATTATTTAAGTTATGAGTGAAGAATATAATGAGTGGTACTGGAGACTCTACAGATGGTTTAGATGGGAGTTTAAATACCAACACAAATACATTAAGTACGGAGTTAAGAACTTATATAAATGGTTCTGGATAATCTGGAAAGATAGAGACTGGGACCACTATTATATCTTTCAGGTACTAAAATTTAAATTAGAGAAACAAGCTAAACATTTAGCCGAAAATGGTTTTCATAATAATGCTCAACGAGATGCAGAGTTAATGATGACTTGTGTTAGATTAATTGATAAGCTCCAAAATGAGTATTACTATGATGAGCTATGTAAATCCGGTGTAAGGTCATCTGAAGCAGTTAAAAATGTAATAGCTAAACACAAAAAAGCAAAACGTTTATTATTTAAAATAATGAATGATAGGATTGAGGAATGGTGGGATTAAAATAAAAAAATTATGGCAAGAACAACAAGAGAACAAAAAAGAGAACAAGCAGTAATTGACATCATCAATCAGATGTTTGTTATTGCAGGTCATGAAGTCACTTTTGAGGACATTAAAGGCCGCAAAGATGATTGGTTTACTCAATGGACTATGACAGTTGCTCAATCAGAAGAATGGAAAGCATGGGGTATAGCTTACCTGCGTAAGAATCTTAAGATGAATAAGAAACTAGCAGAGAAAGAAATGGCTTGGTTTAATGTACAGTGGGGACTTAAATACGAAGATTATAATATATGAGCAATAAAGATGAGAACTCACCCTAAAAAAAGCAGTCTAGAACTACTAGTCATTGCCTTATATGAGAAGGGATTCTTACAGGGAAATGGTAATGATATAGATAATCTACTTGAAGAGCATAAAATATTACATAAAAATGAAATAATGGATGCCAGAACTAACGGTAGATGGTCTTGTACTGAAAAGTATGGAGAGATAAGAACAAACAAACAATATTACGATGAGAATTTTTCTAATTAAATTAGCTTTATTAGCTGTATTATTTTTCTTTGGTGGTCTTAACTTATTATTATTTATTATAATCAGTTTTGTAGAGATGATTGAAGAAAAAGTAAGTAAACTATGTGATTTTATAGAATGTAAAATTGAAAAGTATGAAAGAACTTAAACTAGACTTAAATGGTTTTACTGCTAAGCAGTATGCTGCCCTTATTATTAAAGAAGAGTTAGAATTTAGCCACGGGCGTGGTGGTATAAAAATGGGTACTAACAGAGAAACTTTTGCTAGACTTTATAGAAGAGCTAAACTTAAAGAAAATGCCAAATCAATGTAACTACTGCTGTGTAGAAATACCTGAACAAGATGTACTTTGTGAAGAGTGCTACAACAGCCGGTATATGCTAGAAAAATATATTACTAAAGATGAAATACTTAACGGCACTGATGAAAACAATCCATCATTCTATCAAATGGACGATGACGCATAGTGTTTTCCAAAAATTTTAATTATGAAGACAAAACTAACTTTAATTATCCTGGCACCTTTAATGTTGCTGGGCTTTAATCAATTGTACTCTGTTATATACAAATTTAACAGAATGCGTAAACTGTATGTAGATAGATTCCAGTACTACAAAAGAAGAAATCTTATCAAAGACTCTTACTGTGAATACTATATCCAAGCTTTTGGTGAATTCAGGTTGTGGATGTTTAAAGAGTTTGTCTTTAACAAGCATTACACAGTTAAACATTTCTTTAATAGCACTTATGTTTACAAGAACATGAATGCACATTACATTAAAGAATCCGGGGATGTACCATTCATGCCAGAGTTTAATAATATAATGGAACACTGGAAGTTACACAGTCTTAAAAGGGGGTAGAAATATCCCCTTTATTTTTTATATTTGAAGGTTATGACCCATACCCAAACATTAATTGCTGAGACCTGTGATGAGATTAAAGAGTTACTTCTAGATAAGAATAGAAAGTATGGTGACTCTGCAGTAAATCCTATCAGAATACTATCTAAAAGTAGTAATACTGAACAGATATTAGTAAGAATAGATGACAAATTAAATAGGATTAAAAATGCTCAATCTGATGAGGATGAGGATGTTATCACTGATTTAATTGGTTACCTGGTTTTATATAAAGTAGCTAAAAAGTTTAATAACCCCTAAAGATTTTAATCTTATTATATATCAATAACTTACAACATTTATGAAGAACACAAAAATTAAATTAATCTGGTTACTACTATTTTTAGTACTTACCGGTGGTTCTATTTTAACAGCATTTGTAACATATCTATTAACATGAGAATAGTTTGTATATCTGACACGCACACAATGCATGAAGAAGTGAATCTTCCTGATGGTGATATATTAATACATGCTGGTGACTTTAGTAATAGAGGTGGTAAGAGTGATGTAGAAGATTTCTTTGGCTGGTTGATGCGTATTAAGCCTAAGTATAGACATATAGTGTTTATTGCCGGTAATCATGATAAATCATTTGATAGTAAATACGGAGAGATGCAGGACTGGTTATCAGAGGGTATAGCAGAACTAGAGCAGAATAATATCTGGTATCTAAAAGATGCTTCAATAGAATTAGAGAGTATTAAATTTTATGGTATGCCCTGGACTCCTTGGTTTTATGGAGACATGTGGGCATTTAATAAAAGATTGGGCCCAGATATGCAAGAAGTTATAGATATGATTGAGCCTTGTGATGTATTAATTACACATGGTCCACCAATGTATACCGGTGATTTAACATCAAATAATGGACAACATGTAGGTTGTCCTCAGTTAAGAGAGAAAATAGAGGAGATCCAACCTAGATTACATGTTTTTGGACATATTCATGAAGGTAGCGGTATCCAAGCAGTAGATAGATGTATTCATGTTAATGCATCTCAGCTTAATGAGCACTATGAATTAATAAATATACCTTATTCAATTGAACTACCATGATAAAAACAGAATGCACTTACTACAACTTCTTTAGAAAGAAAGTTGGACAAAGGGACTACCCTTACATTTTTTTCTATCCATTACCATTTATTGCAATATCTAAAACTGGGATTACCCATAAGTTTAGTATTACATTAGGATGGTTGTTCTGGACAATTTATCTAAAATTTAAATGACTAAAAGAGACCAAATACAACAAAATGCATTAATAGAAGTAATTAAATACAAAAGAAGTAGCGCTGTAATGAGTATGGGGTCCGGTAAAACTAAACTGGGCCTAATGCATATGCAGTATTATCTACATGATCAAAGCAGATATCTAGTAGTAGCACCCAAAAGATCTATCTTCCAATCTTGGATTGATGATTGTAAAAAGTTTGAGTGTGAAGAGTTACTAGAGCATATCACCTTTACAACATATTTATCTTTAAGTAAGAATAAAACAGATTATGACTGTGTGTATCTAGATGAGATGCATAGTCTATTAGATAGTCACCTAGAGTGGCTTGAAAGTTACCGGGGAAGAATACTAGGTCTAACAGGTACACCTCCTAAGAGAGGCTCTAAAGCAGATATAGTATTTAAATATTGTCCGGTTAAATTTACATACACTGTAGATACCGCAATTGATGATAAAATTCTTAATGACTATGAGATCCATGTGCATACTATGCCATTGGATACTAGGAATAACATTAAGAAAGAATCTAAGAAGACCGGTACATGGTATACATCTGAGTATAAGCAATACAGTTTCTGGAATAGCAAGCTACAGAATGCCAGCAGTGATAAAGAAGTAAGATTCTTAAGAATCATGCGCATGAAAACACTGATGAGCTTACCAAGCAAAGAGAAATATGCCACACATCTTATGAATAGCACCACTAATAAATGTATAGTGTTTGCCAATACTAAAGAACAAGCAGATAAACTTTGTAGGTATAGCTATTATTCCGGGAATAAAAAATCTGAGGATAATCTTCAGAAATTTAAAGATGGTACTATTGATAGACTAAGCTGTGTACTACAACTTAATGAAGGTATTAATATCCCTAACCTTAAAGAGGGTATTATCCTACATAGTTACAGTAATGAGCGCAAGTCTAATCAACGTATAGGTAGATTGCTAAGACTAAATCCGGATGAGAAGTCTATAATCCATATATTATGCTATAGTAATACTATAGATGAGACATGGGTAAAGGAAGCCTTATCAGATTTAGACCAAACTAAAATTGCCTGGAAACAGATTAACCAATTACAATTAGAGTTATGAAAGTATTCACAACAACATTACTTAAGAAAGATGGTAAGTTAGATTTTAATAATGATGCCGTCAAGAAAGTATATAACCAATTTGTTGGAGTAGTACCGGATGGTTTTACTGTTAATGTAATCTTTGAATTAAATGGTCCTAAAGCTACACTAGCCCAAATATCTAAAGCACATGCTGCTTGTAGAGAGATAGCTGTGTTTACGGGACATAACTTTGAGGATGTAAAATTATTAGTAAAAGAGAAGGCAGGATTGATTATAAAAAATAATAGTGATGGGGAAACCACCACTATTATTAAATCCTTTGCTGACTGCTCTAAGGAAGAGATGAGTCAGGTAATACAAGTTACCGAAGAAATGTGCGCTAGTATGGGAATAGGATGTTAATTACCTAGGTTTTTAGCATCCTCTTCAATTTCTTCAATAGTCTTGTATTCTGTAAGTCCTGATTCTGAACCTGCTTTTTCTATATCATTAATAAGAATAGCTAAAGTTTCATAATGAAACTCCCAAGGTTCACTGTGTGTTTGATTCTTAATTTTTTCACCAGCAGTAGTTAACTCATCTTGAGTTTTATCTTTAAGTACATAAAATAATAAAGACTTTACTCTAGTTAAAAAAGCACCATTTACCTCAATCTTAACAATCGCAGAGAAAGGTAACATTCCAATTTTTTCAGACATAATAACAAATTTATACAATATGAGCACTATTCAACAAATAAATGTAGAAGAAATACAAAAAAAATTAGCAAATACTCTTAGTAAAACAGCTTGGTATAATGTATTAAACCATTTTATTACTAAAAGCGAGTTCCAAGAAATTGTAGAAAAACTTATATATGAGGTTGAGCAAGGAAAAAGATTTGTACCTAAAATTAAGAATACTCTGAATGCATTTAAAGAATGTGATCTTAGTGATTTAAAAGTAGTTATAATTGGTCAAGATCCTTATCCCTGGTTATATAAGAACCATCCTGATGGTACTGTAGCAGATGGTTTAGCTTTTAGTTGTGGTCATAGTATGAAGATACAACCATCTTTAGACTATATCTATAATGCTATGGGTAAAGAACCTGATGATAGAAACCCGGATTTAAGATATCTGGCAAATCAAGGTGTATTATTATTAAACAGTGCGTTTACTGTAGAAGTAAATAAGCCAGGTACTCACTATGATATCTGGAAACCTTTTATGAATATAGTAATTGATACAATTAATTATAATAAATCAGATATTGTTTTTATATTGCTTGGGAAAGTAGCACAACAGTTTGAAGATATGATATCTGATAAACACCTAGTACTAAAAGCATCTCATCCTGCAAGTGCTGGATACAATAAAGGTGTTTGGAACTGTGATGATGTCTTCAATAGAGCAAATAACTATTTAAAAGAAAAAGATAAAACTACAATACAATGGTAAGAGATTTTATTGACACGGTAATCTGTACTTATATACATAAGAAGTACAAAGAAAAAAACCCAGCTGTTGTAGCCAGGTTTCTTAAATTAAAGTATGGAGTATCTTGCTCTATTGATGTAATCAACAAAAGATACAATTTAGAAAAATGCTCTCTTGAGTCTGAAGCCAATGTAAAGAGCAATAGCTAATAGAAGACCATAGAGCTCTGCTTTTAACTTTTTAATATCGGAGCTCTTATCTTTTATAATAAACTCTTGTTCTTTAATGGTACTATCTTTAAGCCGGATATCATTTTCTAATACAGACTCATAAGACTTATCTCTTAGCTTCTGTGTGATTGTATTATTCTTTACAATGGTCTGAGTTTTCTCAGGACAAAATGCCGAAACAGCGCCATTCTGAATAGTAATTCTTACATCACCTACAGTGGTATCCAAACTAACACCCTTTAAACCATCATGAATAACTGTAGTTTGCTTTACGGTATCAATAGTTGTAAGAGTATCAATACTAGTAACGGTGTCAATAATGGTATCAACAACGCAAAGCTTTCTCCTAAAGAATTCTTCTTTGGTGTTACTGATATGTTTTTCTTTGAAAGCAAGTTTAACAGGGTTACATGCTAATAGTGTGATAGTTAATAAGATTGATAATCGGTATTTCATATAGTTTAAATTTTGGTTTTACTTAATTCCTGATCTAAATCACAAATCTCTTCGTGTTTAGCAACAGGAACAAAAAAAGGTAACTTTTTTTCAGGTAGCTCACCTTTATTAGATGCTCTCCTAAAATAGTTACCCTTGATTAGAGCTAAGTCTTTTTCTAAAGACTCAATTCTAGCTTGCTGTGAGCTTGATACCTCTAAAAGACGTTTTACATCTTGCTTCATCTCACGGAGATCAGTCCAAATCATCATCCCAAGTATTGAGATAATTGCGGGACTAGCCCAAATTTTAATTTTGTCAATAACGTTTGTTGCCATAACTAAAAAGGGTTAGCCTTCCTCTGAGATAACCCATCTTTGGAAACCTGCAGATAGAGGAAGGCATCCCCACCTAAATTAAAACTATGAATGATAGAAGTTGTCAAAAGATATACAGATTTCTAGATAGGTTCTTGTGGATACGATGTTAGTGAGTTATATTTGTACTCCCACTATTAATATACAAACCAACTATGAAAGAAACAATAAAAAGTGAAGAAGTAGAGGAAGAAATTGCAAAATTTAAAAAGCAATTTCAGGAAAAACACGGCATTAAACTAATTGTATTATCTCCTGCAGATAATATAAATAGGCTTACAATACCGGAAGCAGCTGAAATTATTAATAGACACCTGGTTAAGTATAGTGCACTGCATTATAAAAAACCGGCTAAAAAGAAATCTAGAAGAGAGGATACAGTTATTCACTCACAGGCATTCTGTAAGATTTGTAAAGATCTTAATTATGGACCTAGTGAAATAGCAAGATTTCTTGATAAGGATCATAGTACCGTTATATACTCTATAAGAAAAGCAAGTGACTTATTATCTATAAATGATAACCGCTTCTTAACTGTATATAATTCTGTTAAACGAGAGATAATAAATAAAATGTATGGAAGAGATATTCAATATTCTGATTCAGAATAAGATAACTCCTAACCAGCATTACATGCTACATTGTCTCCGGAATAAAATACAACCTACTGCTATTAATCCATATGCAGAGGGAAGAGAACTCAAGTTTAAAGGTTTAGTAAATGATAAGTGGGAACTACTCCCAATTGCCACTGAACTCCTTGATAAGATAGATGAGTTCTTCCATGTAAAGAAAGAAGAGACAACTAAAGTAATTGCCGGTGATGATTTTAAAGAGAACATAGTCAAGTATCTGGACCTATTCCCTAAACGTAAACTACCAAGCGGTAAACTAGCTAGATCAGACAAGAAGAATATTGAGAGTAACTTCAGATGGTTCTTTAAAACCTTTGAGTATTCTTGGGACACTGTTCTTAAAGCAACAGCTCACTATGTAGACGAGTATGAGAAGAAGAATTATCTATACATGCAGACATCACAGTACTTTATCAGTAAGACACAACCGGATAAATCCAAAATGTCAGAACTGGCAAACTATTGTGCAATGCTAATAGATGGTGTAGATATGGATGATGATGATCATTTTAAAGAAAGAGTAGTATGACAAAAGAGTTATGGATTCCTAGAAAAGATGGCTTTAAGAAAGCTTTAGAGTACATGAAGGGTAGATCTGATGGAGTTATTAAATCCATACAGACACCCTGGGCTAAATTTAATGATGCTACTACTAATGGTATTGAGTGGAACACACTTAATGTAATTGGTGGTAGACCAGGTGCTGGTAAAACTCTGATTAAAGACCAGATTATCCGGGAAGCATTTGCTCTTAACCCAGATACACAGTTTAGAGTACTAGAGTTCAGCTTTGAGATGATTATGCAGACATCATGTCTACGTGATTTTAGTGCAAGTTTAGGTAAGACTTATAAGTATCTGTGTAGTGCAGAGAACAATAAACTTACCAATGAAGAGCTAGCTCAGTGTTATGAGTTAGCAAAACAGAAGGTGCACTATCCTATTGACACAGTTGAACAACCTTGTACTGTAAATGAGATGCGTGATATAGTAGATAAATACATCAATGAATATCAGACAAAGACAATTATTACATTGGACCACAGTATCCTATTAAAGAAAGCCCCATACCATAGAGACAAATACGAGATGTTATATGAGTTTGGTGAGATGCTTACTGAGATAAAGAGGGTGTACCCAATTACTATGATTGTTCTTAGTCAGTTAAACAGAAGTGTAGAATCACCGGAAAGAAATGAAGATGGTAAGTATGGTAACTACATACTTGACTCTGATATCTTTGGTGGTGATGCTCTATTACAGCACGCTGACTTAGTAGTAGGTCTTAACAGGCCAGCAAAACAAAAAATTAAATACTATGGACCTGATAGATATATCATTGAAGATGATAAGACTTTGGTTATGCACTTTCTTAAAGCAAGAAATGGTGATAACCGGATGTCATTCTTTAAGGCCCAATTTGAAAAGATGAGTGTAACAGAAATGGAGACACCAGCAACACAAGAAAGAAGAATTAAAACCGTATGATAAGCACAAAATCAACACAGAAACTTAGTACGGAAGAAAGAAAGAAGAGGATACAAGACTTGTATGAACACCAAATGAAAAAATTCATGCAGGAAAATGTATCTGAACCTTTATTTATTCCAAAGATGGCCTACAAACCGGCCACAAAAGATGAGAAGCACATTACATTCTTTGCCTCTGAGTTAGAGAGAGCAGAGTATTATGAGGTGCCTAAGAATGTATACACTGAATTTATTAGCAGTGAGTACATTCCTGAAGATCCCAAGCGTACATTGTACAAGTGGGTATTTAATCCACACTGGAGAACAGAGTATGATATTATTGAAGCTACAGAAAGTATTCAAGAGAGATACATGATCCCTGTTGCGGAACTTAGAATTGTGCAGCAACCTGTTGCACAAAAAGAAATTAAATTGCCACAATTGGATCTAGGTCCTACAGATGAGCCTTTTAATATGCTTACAATTAGAGATCTTGCTGCTATCATGCTGAAGAAGCCAGTTAGTAACAAGCAATGGTTAAATGAAATTATAAAATCAAAGTAATATGGCATCAAGCATCTTAGTTATCGCAGAGAGTGGTGCAGGTAAAAGCACAAGTATTGCAAACCTGGACCCACAAGAAACATTTATTATTAACGTTGCAAACAAACCACTTCCTTTTAAAGGATGGAAGTCTAAGTACAAAATCTGGAGTAGGGAAGACCAAACCGGTAACATGTATACAAGAGCAGCTTCTAAAGAAATTGAGGCCTGTCTTAAATATGTTAGTGAGAAGAGACCTGAGATTAAGAATATTGTAATTGATGACTTTCAGTACATGTCAGCATTTGAGTATTTTGATAGAGCAGAAGAGAAAGGTTTTGACAAGTTTACTAGTATTGCTAAGAGTATTGCAACTATTGCAAAGCTCCCAACTACATTACGTGAAGATTTGTACATTTTCTTCTTAACCCATGCAGAAGAGTCTCAAGACTTAGAAGGTAGAAGAAAGTTTAAGGCCAAGACTATTGGAAAATTAGTAGATAACAGTTTAACTTTGGAGGGACTATACTCTATAGTTTTATTTGGTAAAGTAAAGAAAGATAAGGATGGTGGTATGCGCTACATATTTGAGACCCAGAATAATGGTGAGAATACATGCAAGTCACCAGCCGGTATGTTTGAGTCCTTTGAGATTCCCAATGATTTAGAATTTGTAAAACAAGCAATAATTAACTACGAAAATTAATAACCATGATTAGCACTAAAGACGTGCAAGCTACAAGTAGCTCGCCAAAGAAAACCCTGAGCCCCGGTGAACACACCGTGAAAATTAACTCTATTGCATTAGAGAGTGTAAGTTACAAAGCAGGTGCATACCACCTGATTCTTAACGTAGAAGGTCCTGACATGGGATCAGAATTTGAAGGATTCTTAGTAGACAAAGACAAGCCTAATGGTGCCCGTTACAAGGGTCAGATTGGTAAGGTTAAGTTTGGCTTTTATCCTTTCTCTGATGGTGAAACCAAAACTGGTATCAAGATCAGTAGAGATTTGAGTATTTTACGTGCAGTACAGCAGTTATGTATTGCCGGAAATAAACTTGAGTGGTTTGAAGAAGCAGATGGTAAGTTTGCAACTATTGAAGATTTTGTTAAAGCAGCCGGTACAATCATTTCTGATGATACCTTATTTAACATGTGTATCAATGGTAAAGAGTATGAGAAGAATGGTTATATCAACTATGATTTATTCTTACCAAAGTCTAGCAAAGAGGCCTATGCTGTAGAGTCTGCAGCTGCAAGCCCAAGTAAATTAATCTCTTACAATCCTGAGTTACATATCAAGAAAGCTAAGGTAGAAACAGTAGCATCATTTGGTGATACTAATCCTTTTACCTCTGATTCTGGTACATCTACAGGATTTGAGTTTTAAGTTTTAAAGTTTATTATATAAAAGGGGGATTATATGGTCCCCCTTTTTTATTATTGCAGTTATGATTAGCACAAAGATTCTAATTCCGGATATAAAGTCAGTACCTATTACATGGGTATTTGAGCATTATTGTAGATTAGATCAGAAGTTAACTGGTCAAGATATTAAGATAAAGTCCGTCTTTAATCCTAGTGAAAGAACTCCTAGTATGTGTATTTACTTTAAACAAGATAAAGAAAAATATTACTACAAAGATTTCTCAACGGATAATGGCGGTGATTGTATTGACTTAGTACAGAAGATGCTTGGTATAGATACCCGGTTAAATACTATGCACAAGCTTGTAAGAGATTACAATGAGTTTGTATTGCATAATAACGGTGGTTATGACTTACAAGTGTTTAAACAGTACAATAAATACAAGATTGATAGATATGAAGTTAGGCAATGGAATACACTAGATAAAGGTTATTGGGGTAAATATGGTATAGGTTCTAAAATGCTAGAACACTACAACATAAAACCTCTAAGTAGTTACAGCATGTTCAAAGAAGAGGATGGTATATATAAAGTCTTAAATATTGAAGGCTCTAATATATATGGTTACTTTAAGAAAGATGGTACACTAGTTAAAATCTATCAGCCTAAAGTTCAGAAGAAGAAATTCTTAAAAGTAAAAGATTATGTACAAGGTAGTGAGCAACTATTCGGTAATGATTTATTAGTGATTGTATCCTCTCTCAAAGATGGTATGTGTTTAAAGAAGATGTATCCCCATATAGATTTTCTGGCACCAGATTCTGAGAATACAATGATTAAGAAAGAATATCTAAATGTCATTAGTGGTAACTATAAAAGTTGCTATATACTATTTGATAATGATGATGCCGGTAATAGAGCTACAATAAAGTATTGTAATCAATTTCTTTATTTAAAACCTTTATATTTGCCTTTCTCTAAAGACATCTCTGATTCTGTAAAGGATCATGGATATCAAAAGATAAAGGAATATTTAGATAATTACTATGACAACATTTATCATACCGGGTAACACACCATCTAGTAAGAATGGTAGAGTATGGACAGGCAGATACAGTATTGCAAGTGCAGCAACAAGAAAGTGGAAACTTGCTACTGATGAGCACTGGAAAGCACAAGCCAAGCAGTTTAGAAAAGAATCTAAAGATCTTGGTAAACCATTGTATATAGAGTTTAAGTTCTATAGAAAGAGCAGACATAAGTTTGACTTGATTAACATAGCACAAGCTGTACAAGATGCAATGGTAAACTATGATTGGATAGATGATGATAACGCTGATGAACTAGTGCCGGTATTTGCTACTTATGAGTATGATAATAAAAACCCAAGAGTTGAAATTAAAATCCTAAAGAAATGGAAGTAAAAAAGAAGATTAAGGTAATGTACGCTTTTAGTCAAGCTGCAGCTCTTTATGTAGACATTCATGGTTGGGATGCATTGTTTAGTAATAAACATGAATCAATGCAGGAAGACTATGATTATGGTATTAAAGAATTTGATACCAAGAAAGAAGCAGAAGCCTATGTTAGTGGTGTAAATGATGCAAATGGTTGGACAGACCCTGTAGCAGAGATTGTGTGAAGGAATCAGATTTAAAAGAAATTAGAAAGGCTTATATATTAGCTAAAGCACTTAATGTGCAGTATCAGTTTATTAGAGAACTTGTAAATCCAGAACTTAAAAAATCTGTAAACGAGGCAAAAGCTAAGAACTCTCATGTGATCAAGATTGTAAATGATTATTTCTCTAAGAGAAATGTTACAGGCTCATTTATAGATCAGGAAGAAGAATTAGCATTTCAGTTTTTAGAGGAACTGGATAAGATTACAAAACTTTAAACCCAAACTTACTATGAGAAAAGACGAAGAACTGGCATTAGCCGGGAAAGAACTTATGCTTGAACAACCCTTCTATGGTATGTTCTTGATAGGTCTTAACAAAGAATGGAATAACAGAATTCCAACTGCTGGTGTAAGCAAACACAACATTAATTATAAGCTTGTGATTAACTCAGATTTCTGGGCTAGTCTACCACATGACCACAAGAAAGGTCTATTGTGGCATGAGCTTTTACATATTGTATTTGATCACCTTAACTTACGAGATGAGTTTGCAGACAAGAAGTTATTTAACATAGCTGCTGACTGTGAGCTTAATCAGTATATTACTCCAAGCTGTCTTCCAGACGGTGCTATTCTACCTAGTTCATTTCCTAACTTGGGACTTGATTATAAAGCAGGTACTAAATACTATTATGATATGCTACAAAAGAATCAAGATGATGAAGATGTACAAAACATGATGGGTAATGGTGATGATATGCATCCTACATGGGAAGAGTTTGATAACCTAAGTGATTCCGAAAAGAAATTACTTAAGTCTCAAGCTGAGTATCAACTTAGAGAGGCAGCAGAAGAGTGTCTAAAAGCTAGAGGTCATTTACCTGGAGAAATTAGTGAGATTTATAAAAGAATCACTGCAGTTACTCCAAGTAAATTTAACTGGAAAGCTTATCTGAGAAGATTTGCTGGTAACTCTTACATTGTTGAGACTAAGTTATCTAGAAAGAAGATTAACAAAAGATATCCGGATGCTCCCGGAATGAAATTTAAACCCAAGAAACATATCTTGGTTGCAATAGATACATCTGGTAGTGTGAGCAATGATGAACTTGTAGAGTTCTTCAATGAAATTAAACACATGCATAAAACCGGAACAGAGATTACAGTATTACAGTGTGATACAGAGATTACTAGTGTTGAGAGTTATAACCCTAAGAAGGATGTAGAAGTCAAAGGCCGTGGAGGTACTGAGTTTGATCCCGTACTAGAATATTATAACAAGAATACTAAAAGATACACATGTCTTATTTATTTAACAGATGGTGAATGTTATACAACAGTTACACCAAGAGGTAGAATGCTTTGGGTTATTTCTTCAAAAGCCCAAATCAATGAGCAACTACCCGGTCCCCAAATCCAATTAAATTAAAAACCCTAAAAACATGGCACAAGTAAAATTAAACAGCGCTGAATTAAAAGATTTCATTAAGCACGTAATTAACAACAACAGATTCATTCAAGGTCAAGGTAAAGTACCAACAGCTTTGAATGTAGTAGGTAATGCAGGTCTTGGTAAAACTACAATTGTCTCTAACCTTGCAAAAGAAGAGGGTATGCAGTTTGTAAAAATTAACCTTGCAATGATAGAAGAGTTATCAGATCTAGTAGGATTTCCAGTTAAGGAATTTCAGATTGGTAAAGATACTCCTGATGGTCTTAAGACTAAGTGGGTAACTGAGATGGAAGCTGAGCTAGCAGTTAAGGCCGGGTTTAAACTAACCGGTGCAAGGCGCACTGCTTATTGTGCACCTGAATGGATTTCTGGTAAAGGTGAGTCTGGTATCTTATTATTAGATGATTACACTCGTGCAGATCCTAGAATGATTCAGGCTTGTATGGATTTGATTAACACTCAAGAGTATATCTCATGGAAGTTACCTAAAGACTGGACTATCATCCTAACTACTAACCCTGATGGTGGTGATTATCACGTAAATAGTATGGACGTAGCACAAACTACTCGCTTTATTTCTTGTGACTTAAAGTTTGATGTAGACTGTTGGGCACAGTGGGCAGAAGAAACAGCTATGGATGGTAGATGTATTAACTTCATCTTGAAGCATCCTGAAGTTGTTACTGAGTCTACTAACCCACGTGCAATTACTACATTCTTTAATGCTATCTCTAGCTTTGAGAAGTTTGAAGATAACCTACCTATGATCCAAATGATTGGTGAAGGTTCTGTTGGTGCAGACATGACTAGCTTGTTTACTTTGTTTATCAATAACAAACTGGACCAGTTGATGTCTCCTAAAGACATTATCTTACATGACAATGAGGATTATATCATAGGCACTTTGAAGTCTACAGTTGGTAGAGGTGACGATTACCGGGCAGACATTGCTAGTATTATGAGTACTAGGATTGTAAACTTTGCCTTGGCACACTTCAAAACAAATCCTATGAAGAGTGAAGTAATCAAACGTTTTGAGAAATTAGTGGTGGATGAGATATTTGCTATTGACCTTAAGTATATGATTGTAAGAAATCTTATTAATGGTAACAAGCAAAAATTTCAAAAGCTTATGTTGAACGATAAAGTTATGGAGTACACAATCCGATGAAAAATTTGTATTTAAGAATAGATGGTAATAAGTTTCAAAAGAAAGTAGGTGATACTTATTCTCCTTATGGTTTTAGTAGTAGTAACTATAAAGACTTGTTAGAGTCTCTTAAGTTAGAAAGCGTTAATATTGTAGATCCAACAATCTTTGATGGATTAAATACATCATCACAAAGTCTTGTAGCTGGTGACAAAGTATTTATAATGCCGGGGGTAACCATCCCCCGGTATAAAATACGGGAAACTGGTAAAGAGATTGGTTTTGATATAGTAAGAAATCAAAGTAAAGCAACCAAAGTAGTCTTTAACAAGAAACAGGTTATAGAGGAAATGATAGACAAAAGAAATGAGATGGGAATACCTATTAATAGTGTAAAACAAATGTTTGAAACTTATAATATTAGTGCTCCTGAACTAGATGATCCAGATACAGGTAGTTATATTGTTGTAGACTGGTCATTACTTAGAGGACTCAATCATGTCTATAATAGTGTTATATCTGGCAATACAGATGGTCTAGAAACTAATCATTTTTATACTTATCGCTTTAAAGAAGATGCTTATGAGCAACTAATCAATGACTTGCTAGCTAATACTAAAGTTATCATCTCTGATAAAGATGTAATGAAACAGTGTAATGGTTCTCAACCACTTAACTCTGAATCTTATACAAGATTAGTAAGTATGTTTAGTTCAAATCAGAATCAGGAAATTGCCTTGGAGTTACTATGTAACTGTGACTATGATCAGTCTATGGTATATATCTTGAAGTTGATATCTAGATTTAATCTACGTAATATGCCCGGTACAAACCATGTAAACTATAAAGCATTTAGACAGTACATGACTATACACTGGGATATTGATCCTAACTATTACAGTGGTGATATTATAGATATTGTTCGTAGATTAGCAGATGGTGGTAAACTTAAAAGAGAATACCTGTCTGAGTTTAAAGAGGATATTCTAAAGCATGTAAAAACATATGGTGAAAATAATATCTTCACTATAAGTGCAATTCAAATGAATGAAACATACAAAGAAAAAATAGTAGAATGACAGATCAAGAGTTAATAGAACAGTTTTATAAAACTAAGTATTACATTAGTTACTCAGGACTAAGCAAACTAAGGTTTAGTCCTAGATTGTTCTTCACTCATTACATCCTCCAACAAAAGGAAGAATCGGTTGGTGCACATTTAGTAGAGGGCAGGTTAATTCACTGCCTTCTACTACAACCGGATGAGTATGATAATCAATTCTATGTAGCTAAAAGTAAACTTCCTTCAGATAATCTTAAGGATATTGTAGATAAAATATTTAGAGAGCACCCTGAATGTAGTGATTTGTCTAACTTTCAAGATGAAATCTTAAACATTTTAATAGAAAAGAACCTTTACCAGACACTAAAAACGGATGAGCAAAGACTAGCCAAGGTAATTACACCAATTACTACTGACTATCTTACTGATCTTATAAATAGTATTGGTAAATCTGTAATTGATCAGAGCACATATGATAAATGCTTACGGGTAGTAACTAAGTTTAAAGCTAATCCGGAAGTTAGATATCATTTGGGTCTAGATATTACAGAGTTTGATGATGTTAAGTTTCATAGAGAGTTACCAGCAGCTTGTGATCTAGTTGACTACAAGTTTGGTATCAAGGGTATTCTTGACAGTGTAATTGTAGATGATGTAAACAAAGTAATTAAGATAGCAGACGTTAAGACTACTAGTAAGACAATCCCTGAATTCAAAGAGAGTGTAGAGTACTACAACTATTGGATGCAGGCAGCAATGTATGTACTACTAGCTAAATGTCACTTCTTAAAACTTGATTACACTTACGAGTATTCTTTTGTGGTGGTAGACAAGTATGAGCAGATTTATTGCTTTCCTGTTTCTCAGTTAACACTGGATGACTGGAATGAAAGATTTAGAAAAGCGCTAAATGAAGCACATTATCACTATGAAAATAGAGATTATTCTCTACCTTATGAGTATATTGTAAACAAAATAATACTATGAAAAAATTACATGACAAGTACACACAGAAATCCCGGATATTCTTATACCCGGCACTAAACATTAGAAGAGGCAGTCATATCAAACCCATACAGACTTACATTGCATGGGAAGAGATTGTATCTCCTACTGATAGAAAACTTATTTGCGTTTATGATATACAAGATAATGAAGACTATCAAATCTTTGAGAGGGTTAAGTTGTTTGGTAATGATAAGTTCTGTGAGTTTAGACAGACTACAGATAACAAGGGTATTTATATTTTTACATTTGATGACCGAGCTTATGACTGGGATAAATTTGTAAAGGGTAAATATTCTCAACTGTCTGATGCTGCAAAAGATGAGATTGAAAGATTCTATGGTAAAGACTCTAGTACTTATGAGTACGTGATGAGCTATCTATACCCTGAAGACTATTTTGATATCTATGCAGAGCTGTTAGGAGTCAATGTAAATATCCTAAAAGGCGTTGGAGAATTATGTGCTCCTTATAACGCTGAAAAAGAAACACTTAAAATACCTGTAGAGAATTTGGAAATGAAAGATTTAATTATTTGATTTGTGTATATGAAAGATAGTATGTTATGTATTAGTTCCGTATGGAACGGTCAGGAGAGTTTTAAAGTTATACCTTTAGTAGAAACTTGTCCTTATGTAGAAATGATTTATGATCCAGAAGCAAGCATGTTGGTTATCATCTCAAAAATTATTAAAGATGCTTACCATATGATTCCTAGAATGGATGATAAAGGTGATGTAGTATTTACTAAGAATAGAAAGAATCCAGAGAAAAGTTACGCGGAAGAGAGAAGACTGGTTGAGTCTTTCCAAGAGTATTATATACATAAGAAAGAAGAGATCTTAGATATCATTGCTAAATTTGCAATGAATCATGATACTTTTAACTTTAGTATCTTGGAAAAAGAATCAGTAGGAATCACGGGTCCAACTCAAGTATAGGGTCTTGAGGATTGCCATATAAACCAACAATTAAGGGGGATGTAATAGTCCCCCTTTTTTTTCTAAAACTATGAAAAGACATTGGGTAATGGATATAGAAACTATGTCAGATTTCTTCTGTGCTGTATTTGAGCACTATAAAGAAGAGTCTGTAACAGAATTTGTAATATCCTTTAAAGAGAATCAGATTAAAAAACTAGTAGATTTTATTAATGAGAACATTAAAAGTGAGGAATGGCATATCAGTTTTAATGGTCTTGACTTTGATGCACAAGTAATACAGTACATCATTGATCATGCTCAAGAACTTATTGCACTAGATTCTGCACAAATTACAGATAAACTATATAAAGTAGCGCAAGATATTATCTATAGAAAGAATAATGGCGAGTTTGCTTTGTATAGTCACAAACAATTAAAGATTAACCAGATAGATTTATTTAAACTTAATCACTGGGACAATCCGGCTAAAAGCTCTAGCCTTAAATGGTTGGAGTACACATTAGATTGGCACAATGTAGAGGAGATGCCCATACATCATAGTGATAGCATAGATACTATTGAAAAACAAGAGATGGTACTAAGCTACTGTAGAAATGATGTAAAGTTCACCAAGAAGATAATGGAGTATAGTAAATCTCAGATTGCTTTACGTGGTGTACTTACAAAAGAATATGGTATTAACCTGTACAGTGCTAGTGAGCCAAGGATATCTAAAGAACTATTTAAGTATTTCTTATCTAAAGCTACCGGGATTAGTAGTTATGAGCTCAACGGTCTTAGAACTAACAGAACTCTTATCAAAGTAAATGATATCATTCTAGACTATGTGAAGTTTAAAACACCAGAGTTGCAGGCGCTGCTAGATAAGTTTAGAACTATTGAGTTAGACCCTAAAGAAACTAAAGGCGGGTTTGCTCATAGTGTAACTTATAAAGGTATGCAAACTGACTTTGGTCTAGGCGGTTTACATGGTGCACGTTCCGGAATCTTTGAAGCCAAGAATGGTATGATAATAATGTCATCAGATGTTGTAAGTTATTATCCTAACCTAGCTATTAAGAATAAATGGGCCCCAGCTCATCTTCCTAAAGAAGAATTCTGTGAGCAGTATGAGTGGTTCTTTACAGAGCGTAAGAAGATCCCTAAGAAAGATCCAAAGAACTATGTATACAAGATCATCTTGAATAGTACTTATGGCCTTAGCAATGATAAGAATAGCTTTCTGTATGATCCTGAGTTTACCATGCGTATTACTATTAATGGTCAGCTAAGTCTATGTATGCTTTATGAGATGATAGCAGAGGGTATACCCGGTTCTATTCCCATCATGCAGAATACAGATGGTCTAGAGATGATGATACCTGAAGAACATAAAGCAAAATATCTTGAGATATGTTCTGAATGGGAAACAATCACTCAGCTAGCACTAGAACATGACCAGTATCAGAAGATGATTATTGGTGATGTAAACAATTACATTGGTATAAATACCCACAGGGAAGCAGATCAAGAGACTCTAATTAGTCTTAAAGAAGATGAGCCCTATTATGTTTATACTGATAATGGTTATTCTCCGGTAAAGTGTAAAGGTAGATTTGAGTTTCACCATTTAGCATTACATAAGAATAAATCTTTCTTAATCATCAGAAAGGCGCTCTATAATTACTTTGTATTTAATACCCCGGTAGATAAGACTATTCTGGAATCTAAAAGCATAGTTGACTTCTGTGGTGGTATAAAAGCAAAAGGTGATTGGAGATTTACAAGTAACTGCATGATTAAGGGTGTGCTCATAACAGAACCATTACAGAAAATAGTGAGATACTATATCTCTAATAAGGGTTGTAAGATACTAAAACAACACAGAGATGGTAGAATCATACAAGTAGAATCAGGTAGATGGTTGCAGACTACATTGAATAAGTTAGATAAAAAAGATTGGGATGGTTATGATATCAACTATGATTATTATATTAACAATGCAATACGTGAAATTATGAATGTATGTCCAGAAAAGATAGCTTACCAACAACTAGAACTAAACTTATGATTAATATAGAAAAACAACCGATTCACAAGACTGAGGTCTTTATTCACAATGGTACTTACATAACTAAGGATGCATGGGAAGATGAGATAGATTTAACACCCTATCCTTTCTCATGCACACTTAGAATAGATCATCTACAACAATCTGTTACTTGTAGTGTAGTTTGGCCGCAAGTAAAACCACCTGGTACAGAAGCTATAGAAGTAGAGATTGAGAAAAAACTAAGAAAAATCTATGTCAACCCTTAATGAAAAAGAAACATTAAAGATCCAGGTGCATAATTTAAAATTAGCACTTAGAAGAAAAGAGGAACAACTTATTAAGATCAAGGAAGAACACAGTACTGAATTACAAAAGGTAAAGAAAGATTACGGAGTAAAGTTATTACATCTACGTATTACTCTCTCACCTAAAAAGGAATTAACAGACAATGTTATACCCCTGCTTTGTAATATACTGCATTCTGTAACAGGTGTATCCGCTAAAGAGATATTAAGTAAGTCCCGCAAAAGAGATTACATTATACCTAGGTATGTGATTATTCATATACTTAGACTAGAAGGTAAAACACTACAATTTATTGGAAAAACAATTGGTAATCAACATCATGCAACTATTATACATGCTATTAGAAATGTAGAAGACTGGCATACATATCCAGAGTACTACAAAAAAGAAATAGAAATATATAATAAAACAAAGAAATTGTTTGAAGAAATAAAAAACTGATTATATTTGTATTGTCTTCTGATTTTCATAGTAATCACTCACTAATGTGTACTAGGTTATGCCTGTTTCCTAGTACACAGAGTGATTAGAAAACTAAAAACCAAAACAATGAGCACATTTAAACTAAGAGGTAAAAGAATTTTACTAAATAAACCACACAAAGAAACCTTTGGAATTGAATTAACTGAAACTGCTAAAGCAGAAATGGATGCTGAACTTATGAAAAAATGGACAGCATTAGAAATATATGCTATCGGTACTGATGTAACTGAAGTTAATGTAGGAAACAAAGTATATATCCCCAGCTATACCTTACAATCTGCAGAAATTGTGGACATGCATGATCAAGGTATAAAGATTATGGTTGGGGAACAAGACATTGCCATTATTTGGTAATACTAGGTAACCACTAACCCTCTGGTAGTAGGCGTTGATCAGGATGGAAAGCTAAGGTCATGTAAGTCCTGCCTAGTTTTTAATCCCAGTGTTTATTATATCTTTCCCAATAGAATTCAGGAATAGTATCTGTATAAGCCTGTACGTAATCACATTTAAATATACTAGTATTCATCTCAGTAAGAGCTATGGTGATAATATCATCATTCTCATAACCCCTATCTAACAATCTCTCTTTTATCCAAGTATAGTTATTACCAGAAAGTACCGCTGCTTCTACTAAGATAATCTTATTATATAACACAGGTAATGCAGTGCTCTCTTTCTTAAACTTTAATTCATAGTAATCTCTCTCCTCACCAGGATAAGGAACATCTACTCCAATCATATCCAACATAGTACCTCCTTCAGAAAGATGGTGTGCGATTTCCATTGCTACCTTAGAAGAATAATCTGGGGACACATTAAGTACCACTGTATCATGGGGATCTACCCTAGGTAACCTCTTCAGCAAGCCTTGTATAAGCTCATACTCTTTTAAAAAATCTATATACATATTAATCACTAAAGGTCTTATATACTTCTAGTATAGGAGAAACTATACTGTGTCTGTGATTCTGTAATAAAGCAAAGACCTTAAATCCCTGAACATGTTCTTCTATACGTGCTAAGAAACTAAAGCCGGATGTCTTCTTATCTTTAAGATCTATCTGAGCAATATCACCACAGATTACCATCTTACTTTCTTTACCCAATCTACCTAGAATAGCCTCCATCTGAGAGTGTGTAACGTTCTGGGCCTCATCTACAATGATGAAACTATTTACAAACGTCCTACCTCTTACAAATGCAAAGGGCACAATCTCAATATTACCAAACTCTATCTCTTTATCTATTTTCTCTTTGTTATAAAGAGCATATAAATTATGATAAATAGGCGCTAACCATGGGTCCATTTTTTCTTTAATGTCTCCGGGTAAGAATCCTATATCTTCTTTAGATACAGTAGGTCTAGTAATAATAATCTTGTCAACCTCTTTGTTAAATAACATATCTAAGGCCACTTGACAGGCTACAAGTGTTTTACCTGAGCCTGCCATACCTTTTAATACAGTTATTGGATTGTCTAGAATCAGAGACTTAGCTCTTTTCTGCTCCTCATTTAAAGTTATTTGAAACTTAATGGGATTCTTGGGCCTTCTTTTTGCTTTGAAGACCTCATCTTCATGTGAATTTGATGTCATGCTTGTTCTCCGTTGCAGCAAGGTATAGCATTTTGTTTACATACTGGGCACTGATAGTGACCATGTACAAAAATATATTCTACCCTACTATTACAAAATACACAATAATCAGAAGTTTTTATGCATGAGAGACTCTTGCACTCCTGATTGTCCGTGGTATTTGCTTCCTGGTTTTTTGTCATAAGTCTGGAGAATTTTACCAGCTACACGTTCAAATTTGATCTGACAGATCTTCATATTTGGATAAATACGTAATGGTTTTACCACACGCATCTCTAATACTAGAGATCCCACAAATCCTGAATCAATAAATCCTGCACAGATATGAATATCTAAACCTAATCTACCTAAACTAGATTTACCCATAACTGTAGCACAGATATCTTCCTTTACTCCAATAGTTTCATTACATGAGTAAAGATATAATTCACCTGGCTGTAACACATAACCCTCTTCAGGAATCTCAAATTCCTCTACAGGATTAGGTTGTCTGCAGTCTAAAGTATTACCCGTATATATTTTACATTTAGGGTTTAAAGTTAAATCTACAGAGTTTGGATTTAAATACTCTTGTTTAAAAGGAGAGATAATAATCATACCTCTCTCCTGCTCCAATAAAATTTCAGAATCTGCTAATACCATACTGACAAAGATAGTAATTATTATCTACCTTGACCACGATATTTTGATTCAGGTGTAGCTTTTGGTCCAACGGATTTATGAGCCTTACCTTTTTTCTTATTTACATTTTTGGGTGCAAGGCTTTTAGCTAAACTAGTTCCGCCTTTTTTAGTTTTTGTTGCTGCCATATATATAATATACAGCATTTTTTAAGGATTGCTGCATAGTCTTGTAAAAAACCTTTTTGTTATGTGGTATACCAGATACCTCAACAAACATGGCATTCACAAACATTGTTTTAGTAGCAGTACCCATATAGGTTTTGCCATCAATAACAACTTTAGTTGTAATAATATATTGTCTCTTTAAAAACTGCAATCCTACAATATTTAGTAATTGTTCCGGCATTGCAATTGATACAATCTCTCCAGATACAATACTTCCAGAATCACATAGACTATACTTATCAGAGATTAACTCTTCTAGTGTTGCCTTAGCACCAAACTCTACAGGCCTGTCTAGTAAATACTTTACAGTAGCAGTGTTAAAAACAGTGTCAACTTTGTAGCATTGAGCACTCAGAGAAGTCATCATAATGACTAAAGCGGAAAGTATAAATAGTTTTTTCATGTTAGTAGGTTACTGCTCCAGAGTATCCAGGAGCTATTAGATATAGATTTAAAGTTCCTCCACTAGTTAAAGTAGAAGTTGAGAAGGTAGTTACTCCTGGATATGTAGTACGCACATTACCAGTAGAAGAGGAGATTGTATTGTACTCAGTAGCTGTAAATATTCTTACATCAGAGGCTAACCTCCATCTAGTAAATCTTCCTGACTTCCTAGCAGCTACATAGTACTTGTCTGCAATGTTTAATCTTCCGTCATCATTAACATCAAATCTGTGATAAGATAATCCATTGACTGTAGACTTACCTAAGATAATATTAGATACTGTTTGAATATCTGTGCTAGTGTAAGCCTGAATTCTTGTAGGTACATCTACTTGTATATACCATTGCGTACTTGCAGTAGTGGTTCTAGAGAAAGCATAGTATCCTGAAGAGTTAGTATATGCTGTAGCATCTAAAGTCCAAGAAGAAGTTGTAGTAGTTATTGTCCCTACTTCAGAAGATTGATAAGAATGTGCAGATTGAGAAGGTCTTCTCCAGATAAGATATAATCCATCTCCGCCAGAGTATTCTTGCATGCGTGCAATAAACGTATAAGAAGTACCTGCGGTTAAACTCACACTGCCGTATTTGTAAGTACCTACTCCTTTACCTCCATAGTATTCAATAATACTTCCTGTATTTACTAACCACAGATCTGATCCATCATCAGAAGTCATACCAAAAGAATAGGTGCCAGTTTCTGCAGGGGTAAAAGTAAAACTTACTTCTGTAGCATAGTAATCCCCACTACTAGGAACACTAGCACCTGCAGAAGTTAATGTACTATAAGTTCCAAAATTTAAAGAAGAGTTACCCGACATTGTAGTTGTTGACCACAAACTAGTGTGAGAGTAACTTGTGTTAAAACACCTATCCATTTCTGATCTCGTAGAAGGATAAGTAGAGTACTGTGTGGTAGCACCAGTTCCATTATGAGTTCTATAAACCTTTACTGTAGTAGAGTTATTTCCTGTAGTAGTTGTTGTTCTTTTATAAAGCTTCACAGGAACGTTTATAGCAGCACCTCCATTAGCACTGTACATATATCCTGAGTAAGTGAATTGTGCACTCAGTGGGTTCACAAAGAAGAGTAAAACAATGATCCACCTCATATCAGTAACTTAGCTCCCATTAAGATTTGAAAGTTTAAGATATCTTGTCCTGCTACGTAAGTTCCTCCCCCTGTAATACCTAAGCCAAAAGTCTTAGTCATTTTGTAGGTAAAGTTAAAGAAAGGAATTACAATAGGCTTAGCTTCAAATAAAGACTCTGTATAATATTTAGAGTAGGGAGAATAGATACCAGCCATAATGATTGTAGCATCTATACTTTTAGTAAGTTTTCCCTTGTACATAAATCCACCTATAGCAATTGTAGAAATCATCTCTTCTCCAAATAATTTACCATAGGTTCCAGCTGCTCCGTAAAGTGCTGTAAAGTTCTTAACTGAGTTTACTCTTACAAACAAGAGTGTATTTGATATTGATTTAGGCATCAGACTTAGACCATCTGAAACAACACTAATGTGTTTGTTGCCTTTTTTGTTTGCTCCTATCCAAGAACGGACACAGGAGATATTACCGATTCTAGCATTAAGCATGTAATCAGCTGAAAACCCAAGAGAAGAAGTACCATCTCCTTTTACTCTTGTAAAGGAGGCAGTACCTCTTGCATCTTGTGCTCCATCAGACTTAGTCTGAATACCAACTAAATCACCAGTTACTAATATTGCGGGCTTAGCAACTTCGGCTTTAGCTTTATTGGCTGCTTTCGCAGTACCACTAGACTGAGTCTTTTGTTGCTCAGTTTTAGTTTCTTCTACTTGTTGGTCTGTGGGTTTTTCTTCTTGTACTTGCGTTTTTTCTTCGGTTTTACCTCCGCTTCCTGAACCGCCACCATTTCCGCTACTGTTGGAACTTCCACTACTGCTTCCACTACTGCTTCCACTGGAGCCGGAGCCACTGCTTCCTCCATTACCTTCTCCGCTGCCACTACCACTTCCGGGATTGGGGTTGGATCCGGAGTTATCGGTAGTCCCGCTTTGATTTTCTGGTGGGTTTCCTCCACTGCTGTTGCTTCCAGTTTCTCCTGACGAGCTGCTAGAAGAATTAGAATTACTAGAGCTGTTACTAGTACGATTCCGAGAATTAGTTCTGCTGTCATTATTATTTGTTTTATTGGTTGTTCCTACGTTAGTTCCTGAAGAGGTGCTAGATCCTACATCTATATTTACACTACCAACATTTGAAATAGCCCCTAAGTTCATTACATTACTTACAATGTTTAGAGTCGTATTTGTTGTGGTAGTTGTAGTAGTAGTTACTCCAACTCCTTGACAGGGTGATGTATTTTTATACTTCAAATATACACTATTTATCCAATTGTCAAATGTTCCGTCTTGTAATTCTGTATAAGAGAATGTTTTAACCTGTCCATAGTAAGCAATTACTATAGGACTAGACATGTCAGCATTAATAAATTTAAGCTCTTGTGTGCAAGGATCTGTATAAGAATAGATAAAGCCCTGCCCATTTACGGACAGAGCTATTATCATAAATAGGATTAGTATCTTAGTTTTTAAATACACCTGACTTAATGAGATTTTGAATCACATTAGTGCAAGCAGTTTCAAGAGACTTACGGGTGGCTTTACCCACAGTACTTTGAGAGAATTTCATGTCATCTAAAGATTTTAAGAATGATTCACCAGTTTTTGTAGATTCACCTTCACCAGATCCAATATAGATCTGACCTGTTTTAGCATCCACAAAGCGGACCTGTAAACGGATGAAGGTAGTAACCACAACCTTTGACTTAAGGCCATCAACTTGCTCGTCTTCATCAACAGCAAAATCAGCCACAGTAACGTAAACAAAGTAGTGAGCAGGTTTAATCTTACCTTTTCCATCAATTGGCTCATCAAATACACCTTTTTTAGAGGCTTTAAATTGAGTAACCATTCTTTCTTTAATCTCTGATTTTTCTTCAGTGAATATAAATCTGTTAGTTTCATCTAAATAATCTAGTACTGACTCAGCAAAACCAAGTCCTACATTCTTTTCCTGTAAAGCAGGATACAATGAAAGAACTTTTGTCATGTCTACACTAACTACTTGTACTGTTTTCTTAATAGAATCAGTATAGGAAGAAACTGTAGAGATATCTTTGCTCTCTACAGCTTCTCCATCAGTTGTTGTTTTCATAGAACCGCAACCGGCTAATGTTATAACCACCAAGGCCATAAACTTATTGAACCATTTTTTCATACCTTATTTTATTTTACACCAGCCCAGACAAACTTTTCCAAAGGTAATTTTTTCGATAAAATTACAAACTAACTTGCTTACCATGGATCTTCTTCTTTAGGTTCAGGCTTAGCAGCAGGAGCAGCTGGTGCAGGTGCTTGTTTTTCAATCACACGTTCTTTAATAACTGTGTTTGTACCACCACCACTAGATTGCTTCTGTTGGTTTGTGTTGTTGTTCTGTAAGTTAATCACAACAGGTGCACCGGGTGCAGCTTGTTCTGTTTTAGCTTCTTCTTTAGACTCTTCACCACCGCCTAAGTGGGTTGCAAACCAGGCACCCCCGGCTGTAACAGCTGTAGTAACAGCACCAATAATTGCTTTCTTAGTTGCTGACATTACGCTTTCTTCTTGTTGTTCCTCAGACATAATATTATTTTTGATTTATAAGTTCTTCTACGTATTTATCTCTTTGCTCCATTAAGTACTGATTACGTTCAAGCATTCTAGCCCTCTCGTCATCAGTAAGTTTAAGGATTAGAGTTTCTTTTTCATCTATCATCTTTTTGTACTCTTCCAACTGATTTTTAAAGTTCATGTTCTGGTAGTACAAAATGCCCACTAATAATATAATAGTAAAAGACTGTTCTTTCAGCTTCTCAAAAAATGTTTCACCAATAGATCCTTCTTTCATATTATTTTTCTTGCCCTAATGCTTGTATATAAGAGTCAATGATTCTAGACACGGCTTCAGGTTTTTCATCAGCTTTAAATTTAACTTTAATTTTAGCCATTCCTGAAGCAGTAGGATTAACTCCTGAGTCTACTTCAATTCCTTTTATATTGTGTTCATATCCCTTCTTCTTAAATAGTCCCAGTAAAGACTTCTTAAGACTAGATACTTCTTTCTCCTCATCCCCAAAAATTAATCTAGCTTCAAACTCTATGTCTAACTCATCTAATCCAATAGAAGAGTGATCTGCTAGAATATAAAGAGGCACTAATAACTCCTTGTCTCCAATCATAAAGTTTGTAACTTTAGGAGTACCATCCTCATTAAAGTAATTTCGTAGAGCATTAATGTGTTGTCTTTCACTAATACTCTGAGAAACCATAGCGGCCTCTAATAGACCGCCAACTAGTTCCTCAATGTTTAATCTTGCCATACTACAAAACTACTCAAATTTTCTGATTAAGATTCTTTACTCAATGGAACCAAAGAAGGCTCTAACATTGCTGTAAGGAAGTCAGACAATTTAAGCATACCTTCTGTTGGAGGCAACTGTTCTGCGTGTACTTTTACTTCGTACTTAGCTGAGTTATCTGTTTGTCTAGTGTTCTCTTTATGAGCACTTACACTACCAGATACCTTAGCATTAAAACTCATACCCCACCATTTGCCACCTGCAGATACTTCGTAAGCTGTTTGAGAATCATTAGATTCTTTAGACATGTCTGAGGTTTTTACTTCCATAGTGAAATTGATATCAGCAGAAGTAATTGCCAAAGAAGGCAATGGAACCAAAGGAAGCATAGGAACTTTACTGTAAACAGTCTTAAGTTCTTGGATTCCTGTATCTCCATCTGTGAATACACGTTGCATTTCTACGTCAAGTGAGCGTGCAACATTAGCATCACCTTTTTTCTCAAAAGCTACCTCAGAGATATATCTCCAAGTTACTTCGTTTAATTTAGCTTGTCCTTTTGCCATTCCGACAATAGGGCTTACAATAAGGTCTTCAATAGGAAGTCCTCTGAATTGATCTGCAATTGAATCTGCCATAATTTATATATTAGTTTGTTTTATTTGGTTATTTAAATTTAACTGTACCACTGTACGATTTCTTGACACTTTCTATTTCTTTAATTGCAGAATAAAAGGAAGTTTTTATTTCTTCATTTATTGTGAAGTTAAAGATAGTGCTGCAGTGTGGACATCCTGATTTAGGATTCTTTAAGATAAACTTTAGGTCTAAGCCTAAAGGTTCTTTACACATAGGACAGGGTATAGCCATAATTAAGGATTATTTGGGTTAGATAATGATTCTCCGTCTTCTTCATCTACCTTTTGAATTAACATTTTGTCACGGTCTTCTGAGTTAAACCAATAGTCAACTACCTTGTTTAAGTTACCTACAAAGGCACCAAAAAGAATAAGTAACATTTCTTTCCAGTTCTCTTGGATTTCTATTCCAAAAAATACTGCAGAGTTAATACCAAGGATAATAAAGAAGAACAAACCTAATACAATTGCTGTAATCTTCCAACGGTTGGCTTGCATTTGTTGTAGCATGTAATAGAATCTGTTCTTAGGATCTACTACTACTGGTTCTGCTTGGTTAAGACCAAGTGCTTTTTTAATGTTCATTTGTTTACGACAATTTTAGAATGTAATACTTCATGTTCTGTTACTACAGTAAGTACATATACACCATCAGATAACTGACTTAGATTAGCACTATACTTATACTTACCTGCAGGCATCTTTTCATTTAGAATAGTCTGTATGCGTCTTCCTACCTCATCAGAGATAGCTACATCTACATCAGCATCTTGTTTAATCTGGAATTGGATCTGTACTGCTCCATCTGTAGGATTAGGGAATACAATAATAGAGTTAAGATCATTTAAAGAAACAACTCCTTTGTTAATCCTACGTACTTCTATGATACCCATAGCAGGAGTAATGTTCATATCTTTAGACTTAGCATCACCTACGTATTTAGCACCAGTCCATAAAGCTGCAGTAGCCCAAGAGTCTTGTGGTTTCTTAGCGATAAACTGAAGGGTAAACACTTGCTCTCCATCATTTAAAAGGTTTTCGTTAGTTAAGTCAGCTGCTCCCCAAGATACTGTACCGTTAGAAGGGTTTAAGTAAGAAGTCCACTTCATCATCTTCTCGGTGTTCTCTACTTTCTTAAACTCTAAGTAAGCAGTATCATAACGTAAGTCTAATTGAAGTGCACCTAATTGCTTGCCATCTGTAAGAACTTTAACAGGAACGTTAACTAAGTTACCTTCATCTACAGTTACTTTAGGCATGTTAATCTCAATAGTTTCTGCAGGGAAATCATAAGACACAGTCTCATCAATGATGTAACGCTTAGCATTAGCTGGGTTAGTAATCTTGATAGGAGTCAAACGAGCCATCTTAAATCCTGTAGAGTTTGCATCTCCTTTAACAGCTACGTAGTAAGTGATAGAATCACGACCATCAATAGTGTAGTTAAAGTTGTTAATCGTAGAGTAAGTAGAAGTTAAGTTAGTAGCTGATCCGTTAATTGAATTGTATTCAGCAACTGTGAAGAACATTACATCTTTCTTAGAGTTAGGCCAAGCTGAGAATCTACCTGCCAAACGTCCGTATACAGAGTATACGTCAGCAATAGTAATAGAACCATCAGTGTTGTTTACATCCATTGTGTAGAAGTCAAATCCAGAAGGAGTGTATTGAGCTAAGATAGATTGGTTAATCTTTTGTGCATCTGCAGTAGAGAACACGTTACCAGGAGTCATTGTATCTCCTTTAACTACCATACGTACATCCCAGTAAGTAGTATCTAAGAATTTACGGAATACTACAACACCACTAGAGTTAGTTGATTTAGCCTCTACTTGAGTCCAAGATCCTGAAGGAGCTTTCTTCTCTAAAGACACCCACAAGTTCTTAGCGTCAGAACCTGTTACGTTTTTAAACTTAGCAGCAAATCTCAACACCTTTTGGTTGAAACGACCACCGTAAGAGTAAACTACCAAAGTAGTATCGTTACCCCAGTTAGTAGCAGCTTTGTTAGCAAATGATTTAACACCTGCAACTTTCAAAGTTTTAATAGAATCTAAAGTATTCCATGTTGAGCTTCCTGCGTGCGTGAAGGTTAAATCAAAGGTAGCTCCGTTAGAATAGTTGTAAGTAGAGCTAGATCCAGTGTAAGCCAAAGTTACTGTTAAGAATCCTTGTGAGTTACTATCTACGTACTGAAGATACTGATCTGTAGTAGAGATCTTCAAAGAAGGAACTACAGCAGTGAATGCAGTGTTATCGTAGAATACACGGAATTGCATACCAGTGATCTTCTCTGAAGTAGAAGTGTTATAGAAATGTAAAGGTGCTACTGTCTGCCCTGCAGTAGTAGTAGCAACTTGGTAACCAGAATCAATCACAACCCAGTGACCTGTACCTGGAGATGTGCTAGAACTTTGCGCAAACATTACTGTTGCAAACAAAGTAGTGACAAGTGAAGAGATAAATTTTTTCATTTTTTTATGTTATTTACAGCGTGTTCTATGAGCCAAGGCTCAGGATTTTCTAAGTTTTTTATAAAGCTAAGTTCATACATGTAGCAAAATGTCTCCTCTTTTTCCGGAATCATTTCTATACCTTTCTTTGCTATATAAAGATGTAAGCTTTCATGTACTAGAACTACAGCAATGTTATTTATAGAGTTTAGTTTAAGATCGGCTACAGCTATGTAGATGTGACCTTTACCATTCTCTAGTTCACAAGAAGAGTAGGGACTTATCATAAAAGATACCTGAGAACAATTTGTATCAAGCATCTTGTACTTATCTATGTCTACCTTCTTTATCAGTTGAATTGCTGAATCAACTTTTAAATCCCAACCGTCCCCAGCTTTGTCAATTTTGATTTGAGCAAAACAAGGGACGGCTAAGAATAAAAAGAGGTTAATCACTAACCCCTTCATAAATTATTTAATGTCTTTAGACTCAATAAGAGTATAGGTAAAAGAGTTACCACCCAATGTAGCAGCTTTTTTACAGATTGCCATGAATGCATCAAAGTCAGCAGACTTCTTGAACACTTGACAGCCTTCAGACCAGTTCTCCACGTAAGTAGAATCTGCACCAGCTTTATGAATGTTAATACCGAAGATGCCTTCTTGTATCTTAGATTCATCATAAGTCATGTCTTTGTTAGCATCACGGTAAACCTTTACGTTTGCCTTTTGCTTTAACGCTTCATACTTACCTTGGTGTAATCCTACATGATGTGAACCAGAATATTGACCGGGCACTAAACGTGCAACACCAGCAGCATTGTGAAATTCTTTAACACCCTTAGTTCCGGGATCAGTTGTAGCAGGCCAAATTTTAAATTTCCACTCACCATTTTCTTTGTAAGAAAGAGTTAAGTGATCATCAAATACATTGGTTACTTTGTTACCAGTAGAAGAATTACGTACACCAATGATGTTTACATTGAAGTCACCATTCTCAAAGTACTTGTAGCCTTTGGCTTTCATTGCAGCCTCAATTTGTTCTCTAGTATAGCTCATAATAGTTTATAGTTTATAGTTTATAGTAAACAGTAAATTACTCCTCAGTGTTAGCTTCTGGCTTCTTCATGATTTTCTCAACAGAAGTCAAACCTAAACAACCAAATGCAAGCAATGCAACTGCATCCACTAAGGGTACAGATGGAGCAAAGTGTGCTTCAGTAAAAGAGTTAGCATACAGAGTAGCGCAAAGAGTTAAAGTGCAGACTAAGCCACACAGGCGCTTCATGGAAACGGAGCCTTTTTCATCTTTGAAAAGACCACCAATAAAGTTTAATAGTTTCATACGGTATAAATTTTTTTACCGCAGTTGATTCGGGATGCAGCCCTAGATGGTTTTTAGGGTACTACATATATAATATAGTGAAAATTACTTAAATTTGAATACAATTAGAAAATGAAACAACTAACTATAGAATTACTATCCCCAGCAAGTATAATGTTTGGGATAGCTTATGAACGGATGATTTTACCACATCCAGAAAAAACAGAAGAAGCATACCTAACGGCATGTACGGAATTCAGAATAGGTTTACTATTCCTACAAATTAGATTTAGAATGTTTTAAGATTGAGGGGAGCTAAAAACTCCCCTTTTTTATTATTTCTTCACATAAAAATCTTCTACTGTATCATAACTCTTCCATCTATTTATTTCATATAGAATAGGGGCTACATCACCCCATTGTTTGTAATACTTAGGTTCACCTTTTCTATCTGTTCTCTGATAGTATTTCTTTTCTTCAGGTACAAAAGGACTAAAATAATCAAGTGTAAATCCTATAGCCTCAGAAAATTCACCAAGAGATCTACTAGCTGCAATAGGGTTAGTCATTACACGTACATATTCTCCTGGCAAAATATAAGTTGCTAACTCTTTTTGTTGTTTAGAAGCTTGATATTGTAGTACACCTAGTAATCTTTTTAATTCTTTATCATCATCATCATCTCCTGTAGCATCTCTTAATGCTTCAAACATTTGATACATTGCAACTGAAGCCAAGAAGAAACCAATTTCAGCTAACACTTTATACATGTTTGCAACTTGCTCTTCTCTTAGCATACCTTTAGATTCTTGAAATCTTTCTATTATACCACCTTTGACATTATAGAAATACTTTAAAAAACTAAATATAGTATTATATCTACCTTCCATCCAAACTTGAGTAGCTTCATCATATCTACCTTTACCAAATCTTATTTTAAGACCAGGATAAACCCACTTGTGGAATTGCATAGCTAACTGACCAACAAAATGATTTTGTACAATAGTTCTATCTTCATAAGCATAGTTACCATGTATCATCTCATTCATTCTCCAAATAGAGTTAGTTACATCAGCTCTATCTGTAGCAGTAAACTTATAACCGTCTTTAAGAATTAGTTTACCAGTGACTTCATCAAAGTTAAATGCATCATAAATAGAGGTAGACTCACCGCTTTTTTCATTAACTAATTGCTGAGACATTAATTTGGCAATTGCTGTCTTACTTTGAATAGCATATTCACCACCTTCTGACATTAAATAGGCAAAACTAAACATATCAACTTTACCTTCTGATGATTGCATACCCCTGATAACTTTAAAAAATTTAACCATAGCCTCATACTTAGATTCTGGTTTTGATAATTCATACTCTTCAGGAGAAGATTTAAGTGCACCAGGTTTTTTCTTAGCTAACTGACGCATAAATCCCGGCATTGCTTCTGTATTAAGTGCAGCAGTAGCCCGCATAATTGCTGCTCTATTGTAAAACTGACCACCAGCTGTTTCAATAGCATTGTTAATCTTACCCATAATTAAGTTATTCAATGCACTGAATGGGTTAAAACCCACATATGTTAATGATGTATAGTTAAGAATAGCTTTAATGTATTGTTCACCTACAGTTTCTTCAAATGCACCTTCATCTCTAAAGGTCATTTCCATCCACTTACGTAAACGTTTTTCTACATTACTACCACCTTTCTGTGTATAATCTCTATTACCACCAACTGCAGTTTTAATTTTACTAGCAACACCTCCTGGTGGTATATACTCCCTGTCTTCAATTACTTTTTGGATAACCATGATAGTATCTTCTATTTCATTCATCCTTCTATAATTTTCAGCCATACCGCGGAATAAAATCATACTCTCTACTAAGTTTGTATTAATCTGATCTGGAGTTAATTTAGATTCCTCTACTTTAAGAATCCTATCTAAGTTTTCCTTCTTCTCTAAGTAATCTTTAATACTAATTTTTTTAGAGTCTCTATCAGCACGTAACTGTTCTATCTGCTCTTTTAACTTATCTACTCTATATTGAGACTGTAAATCTGCAGTATAGAAAATAGGTGGTCCTTGTATTAATTCACCGGCCTCGTTTTCAATTGCTACTTTAGCATATACCTTTTTCTTTTTAAATACAAAGTTCTTTAATGATTGTAATACATACTCACCTCTACCTTCAGGCATATCTTTAAGCTTCCTTAAGAAATTCTTTTGTACCCTTGGCATTTTACCCATCATTCTATAATAGATATCTGGGGGAAGCATGGATAAAGATTCTTCTTGATGCTCTTTAATAAAGAACTCATAAAATTCTTTTCTTGCTCTACCTAATGCATCAACAGGATTCATGATTTTTAAATACTCAGGATCTTGAAGATTCATATTATTAGAGGATACATTTTTTATTTCTACATAATCTCTTTTAACAATGTAACTAACTGTAGTTTTAGTATCTCCAATAAAGATACCATCTGGACCAATTACATCTCTAGTACTAGTAATCTTGTTCTTATATTTATCTTGATATAAACTATAAGCTAAAGGATCTACACCTGGTTTCTTTTTCCAACCCCATTTAGTATATGTCTCATACTTTGTACGTTGTGCTTTAAACTCTTCTGTATACTTATGAAATTCACCATCTTCAGGTCTAGCATCACCAGATTCTTCAGCTCTTAAAAATTCCGATAAGGCTTTTTTAGCTTTATATAAATCTATGTTATATTGTACATCGGTTTGTTGTTTAACAGGATCTTGAATAACTTTATACTTTAAAGGAGCACCATTTTCATCAGTAGTCTTCTCTTTTAAATCATAAAACATTTTCCAGTACTGATAACCAATTCTGTTTACATATCTACCATTAAGTTTACCATCAGGATTTTTAGCAAACATGTATAGAAATGCATCTTCTGCTTTTATTCCGGCCTTAACAGATTCTTCAACTAGTTTATTACCCGCACTGTAAGCAGTATTGGTAAACTCTTCTAAGTCATACTGAGATTTAGCTAAACCTCTTTTGTATATCTTATTAATTAACTGTAACAATGTATCTGTAGAAGCACCTAAAGAATTTAAAACTGTATCTACAGTTCCTTCATCAATAGTACTAACGAGCATTGCTTTAATATCCTCTTCAGTAAGATCAGGATTGGTACTATTCTCTCTTACAAATGATTCCGCAAAAGTTATATAGCTCTTATCAATACGTTCTCTTGCTTCTTTAAGCATCTCACGTATCTTTTTACCCTTAGCTTGATTGCCAGGACTACCTAAATCTACAGCTAAACCAATATCATTATAAGTCTCTAAGAACTTATCATAAGCTAATAGTACTGTAGCAAAAGATTTAGATTTAAAGTTATTAGGATTATCTAAATACTTAAAGAAATCATTGATATCCTCTTCAGTATAACGTAGTAATTTACCAAGTGCTTCATTGTATTGAGTCTGATTAATATCAGTCTCCATACTATTAAGCAATTGACTAAGCTTATTTATACTTTCGGTTTTATTCTTAAATCCTTTAATGTCTGTAAACATACGTTGTAGCATCTGTTTACGAGTAGATAACTTAACAATTATCTTATCTAAGGCCGGTAATAACTGTAGATCTTCTGTCTCTGGTGATTCTTCTAAAGAAGCCATTGCCTCTTTATCAATAAATTCTCTACTTCTAATATAGTTAGGATTAAACTTATTGCCTGGTGAATCATTAGACTCTACTAACTGATCAACATATACATCATTATCTGATATACTATGATTTACACTACCTTCATACTCATACGCAACAACCTCTCTATTATTACCTTCACCTTCTGTTTTTAAATGTATATGGATTGTTCTAGAGTTTTTTACTGTGTAATTTAAATTTTGTAAAAGTCTTCTATAAGTACTAACCTGTATACCTTGCTGAGCTTTTGTAGAAAGTTCTGTACCTTCGGTTAATAAAGAATCTGGAGCTTGTGGATATTTTATATCAGAATATGTTTTAACTACAGTACCATTGTTTAGCTCTCTGGTTTTATTAATACTATTAGTACTTGCCTTAAGATCAATAACTTCTAAACTACCATCTGTATTAATTACTAATAAATCTATTGAACCAGCTATTCCAGAATTATAATCACCAACAATAATCTGAGGAATAATAACAGCACCTTCATCAATAAACTCAGGATCATGTATTAATTCATTAAGCTTATTATAGATCTCTTCTAATATTTCTTTTGGTATACCTTTTACAAACCCTTTACCTTCTTGAAAACGTTTTAAACTTAAAAGTTTAACCATATTTCCTGCTTCAACAAAAGACTCTTCAAAAGATAATCCAGCAGCTAATCCCTCTAACATAGCATCCGCTTGATTACCAAACAATAATGTTATTGCATTTTTTTCTTCTTGTTCTGAAGCCATAGTACCTTTAATAGCTGTAGTAACAGAAGTATACGCTTGACCAGTTGCTTCACTTATGTAAATATGTTTTTTGGTATTACCATCTTTAGTAACAACATTTTTATAAAGAACAAGTTGCTGAGGATCATTTAATACTAAATCGTCAATAATTTTTTGTTGTAAAGGATTAGCAGTACCCTTAATTTTTTCTATAGCTGGTCTTAACTTAGGCTCAATTGATAATCTTAGATCACTAGGTATAATATCAAAATTAAATTTAACATTTTTAGTAAGTACCATATCAGCTATTTCAGATAAGCTTGTAGCTTTATCTATTTCAGATGGAGATACTACTAACTTACCGGCACTTATTGCAGAAAGTAATTTATTTAGTATACTAGCAAACCATTTAAAGAATTGATTTACTTTATTAGTAAATGTATCAATAGGGGCCCCTAGCTCGTACTGTTTATTAATATGATTAGCAAGTGCCTTTGTTACTATTTCTAAACCTCTGGTCTTAAGATCAAAATTAGATCTAGCATTATATGCAATATTTACTTGTTCAACAATTTTGGGATAACTCTTTTTAGCATCCTCTAATAAACCATTAAACAAATCAGAGTTGTCTGCATATAAAGCATCAACAAAGGGGTGCATAATTTCTTCAATAGCAGTGTTATCATTAAATCTACCATTAATAAGATAAGCTGTACCATTAGTATAAAAACTTTTTACATCATCAAAATTTACATTTAACTTAGCTAAATCTGCAGCTTTACTATAAATCTCTAATGCTTCTTCTGCTGTAACTACTTTTATTTTAAGTTGAGGAAATACATCTGCAAAATGATTAATAATACTAACAGTATTTTTAGTATTAGTATTAGGGGTCATTTGTTCTATACTAATACGTTTTGGATTAATATTAACTTTTGTTACTGTACCCTGAGCATCAAAAGATACCAATTTAGAATCAAATCCTAAAAAATCTAAATAAGATAAAATAGCATTTTGAATTATAGCATCATTAGTATTAGCATCTAAATTAGTTATATTCTTTTTTATAATCCAGTTATTTTTTACTTTAGTTATAAAACCTAATTTCTGTAGATTAATCATTACTTTTTCTGAAAAGTCTTTCTTTTTATTATTAAAAACTTTTTTTCTAGTTAGTAACATATCAGCTACTTGAAGAGTTGTAGGAATAACAATTTCAGTACTATCTACATCTTCATTATATAAATTAATAAGTACCTGAACAAAATCAGAACTTTTATAAATTTCTAATAGACTTTTAAACTCAGGAGTATTGGGGTTATGACAAACGTTCATTATACAAATTTATATTATTACTTACACATGTTTTTAATAAAATCATCATCATCTATATTCATTCTTCTACCATTAGATAATAACTTATAAAACTGTTCAATAGTAGTTTTGTTTCTATATCCATCAGTTAGTTTAGTATTATAAAGATCAATAACATCTTGAGGAATAACACTATTTACTTTTTTAGATGATAAACTTTTAAGAAACTCTTCTGGAGTAGAAAGTTTTTCTTCAGTGGTTGTGCCTACTGGAGCTTGTGTTTTAACACTAGTAGATACTAACTGAATTCTAGGTGTAGTTCCTGTATGATATACAGTAAATTTAGCACCTATCTCTTTTAGATAGTCTATAAATTGACTATCTACTCCTGCCATATCTCCTACTACAAATTCAGCATCATCTAAATTAGCTTGTCTTATTTGTTCTTTTGTTTCAGCTCTAAGAGCTTTTCCAGAAAGAGATCCATTTCTAGCAAGCATTATAACTTTATCTCCTTCTTTGGGTAATCCTAATTCTCCTAAAGAAGTTTTTGATGATGATTCTTTATTAGATGCAAGTTCAACAATTGCACTATTTGCAATTTGTCTCATTGCATAATCTTTAGGATCTCCATTTTCCGATCCTTTTTTATAAAGTTTACCATCTATAACTTGTTCTTCTGGAAATCCTCCTTTATATCCCTGAAATCCTTTAACACCAGTAGTTGTTTTAGTAGAAGGTGTAAAGTTTATTCCTTTGGCAAATTCAACTTCAAACTGTACGTTAGAAGGAATAGAAAATGCTGCAAACATAGATGCCAGTTCTGCATTAGTATAACCAGAATTACCCACAACTTCAGGACCACCCATGTAAGCTACCTTAAGTATTTTATCCGGATTGTTAGTAGCAAATGCATAAAGATTTTGTATCTCTCTTTTGATCTCTTCAGGACTAGAGCTTCTTTCTTTATCCCAGAATTTCTTAGTTACAATACCATATGACTGTCCTTGTAATCCTCTAGGTTGTCCTTGTATAGCACCAAACTTATCTCTTGCAACTTTAGCATTACCAAGACCATGTGTTGGTTTTCGACCTGTACTACTACCTTCATTAGAACCAAATACAAATATTTCATTCTCTTTTAATGATGTAATTTCTCCAGTGTAAGTAGCCACATCTTCTACAAAAGGATTTTCAGTTTCTTCTGGATTATTTCTAGATACTAAATTAAAGACTTCTTCAGGAGTCATATCATTGTATTGAATCAATGTTTCTCCAGTAGCATCATTGATATAAATTAATGCTTTAGGTTTTTTTATTATTCCTAACTCAGCTAAATCATTTAATATGTTACCACTTGTTTTTTGTACTGCAGATTCTTTGCCACCCTCTAGTTTTTTCTTAAGTGCTATTTGATATTCTAATGATCCTTTTACCGGTCCATCTTCAGCTAAAGTTCCAGATGAATTACCACTTTCTGATTTTTTATTACCTTCTTTTTGTTTAGCATCAGGAAGTTGACCATCAAATGCAAATCCTATTCTTGTAGCTTTAACACTTCCTCTAATAGTTACAGGAACATATTTAAATTTGTTACCATAAGCTTTAATCATCTCAGCATCAAAAGTCAATAAAGAAGTTATATCTTTATCTTTCTTACCTGAACCAGATAGTTCAGATAATTTATACAAGGTTCCTTCAAAATAAAGATATGGAGGTGCACCGGTGTAAAGTTTCTTATCATAGATAAAACCAAACCTACTTAAGAATTCTTTATTTTCTATTAGACGTGTTGTTTCTTGATCAGTTAATGGACCACCTGATTCTTCTTCTGCTTTATCAGAAACAAAAATTGTATAAGCATCACCAGTTGCACTGACAAAAGTTCTTTCTTCACCTTTTTTATCAGCTTTAGTTTCTCTTACACCACCAAATACATTCACTGTAATAGCTCCTGTTTCTGAATTAATTTTTACTGTACGATTAAGATTCTTTGTAAATTTTCCATCCTCACCTTTTGTATAAGGATTAAACTTATTAAAAATATAAGAAATACCCTGACCCTTAAATGATAAGTTAGCACTTCTGAAATAATTAAATACAAAACTATCTATAAGATCATCAAAGTTATATCCAAAAGTAGTACGAAAACCTTCACTACGTAAAACATCTAAACTATTAGCATCAGATAATACTTCCATAGATTTCTTGGTAGCTGTAAAGAAATCACTCATTATAAATAATGGCATTATATTTAAGAAAGAACCTGACCTATATCTACCACCATCTTTAACTAATAGATAATGAAACAATTCTACTGCTAATTTAGGATCATCATTATATAATTCAGTAAAAGAACTTTCTAATCTTGTAGCCATTGTAGGACTTAACTTAGACCAGCTATTAGATTCAAGATATTCTAAACCATCTTTATTCTTAGTGTCTTCACTATTTATTGTAAAGATAAATTTATCTAAGAATAAATTAGATAATGCTTTTTCAGAGTTACTATTTCTTTTAGCTTTTACTTTATCTACTATAGAATCAATACCTTCTTGCTTATAAATAAGTGCATTATTTAAAGATGATAAGTAATCTAAATTACCACCCTCAGTTAAATATTGCTTGTAAGCCATTACATCTAAATAAGATAGAATATCTTCATCTAAACTATTCTTAAATGTCCTTCTAAAGCTACCAGACATGTTAAGTTTAACATTATTCATAACTGCTTTAGAGAGTAACATAAAAGGTGCTGTTCTTCTTTTAAATGTATATTTTAAGTTATTTCTAATATCAAAATAAATACCGAGTAAAGACTTAGTAAGTGGTGCCTTATTCAATAATGATTTAAACTTATTTACCTTCTTTCCTTCTTCATCATAACCTACAAAAATATTATCTTCAGATGCATCTGTAAGTGTTTCAAACTTATCAGCAATATCATCAAAAGTATCCATAAAAGGAGCAAATCCTTTTACAAGACCTGTCATAGTAGCTACATCATTAAAATAAGGAGTAGTTTTTGACAAAAAATGTAATTGCTTAATAACAGCATACTGTGTAAAAAGATCTTCTGAGTAAAACTGGTTTAACAATTTTTCTTTAGTTAATTTAGGAAATCCAGAATCAGAATAAGTAATAAGAAAATTTTCCCAACTATCTATACCAACAGCTTTAGCCATTAAATCTTCAGAAGATATGTAATCAGTTTGACGTTTAAACTCTCCTTCTTGACCTTTAACCAACTCAAAGTATTTTTTAATAGAAGGCTGGTTAATAAACAATATACTAGTCTTTAATGATACACCTACCGCAACCATATGAGTTACATAGTTAAGAGCAGTTATATTCAAACCTAATATAGCAGCAAGACGTTCTTTAGCATTATCCGTCATAGCTGTAATAAGAGCTGAAATAACATAAGCCTTACGCATACCGTCTTCAGTTAATTCAGAACCATAATCATTATAAACTTTACCATCAATACTAAAGATTGGAAGTTCTGTTTTAAAACCTAATTTTTGTAAGAATCCCCAAGATAAATTACCTTTTACAGATGCTCCAATATTAGCAGCACCCTCTTTGTTATTCTTCCAACCATAGTACATACCTAATAAAGTAGTACTATCATAACCCTCTTCTTCAAATGTACTTACTGCTTTGTTATATGCACCATCTAAAAACTCATTAATTTCTTCTTCTGTGCTATCTTCTTTAACAATTGATTTTAAAAGCTTTTTAATATCATCTTTAATTTCATCAAGAACATCTGTTAATGGCTTAACGTGTGCTACCTGAAAAGCTCGTGGAGAATTTTCAACACCAGTACTTAAACCTAATCCAAATTCAGTAGTAGGCTTAGAAGTATAGTCATTAAATGTTAATGCATACTTAGCATCAAGAATTAAGTTATTAAGAGCACCAACATAAATATCACGGTTACCATTTGCTTTATATAACTTAGCATACTCTTTAGGAGTAGAAGGATAGTTTAAACTCTTTAAAGCTTTCTCTACAAGATTAACATCTTCTTCTATCTCTTCCTCTTCAGTAATACCTTCTTCATACCTCTTTTTAAGTTTAGCTAGATCATCTTGAGTAATAGGTTTATCCTCATTGTTCTCTCCTTCTTTGAGGGCAGCATAAGCTACTCTATAATCTTCATCCTCACGAGATAAGTATTGTACATACTGATCAAACTTTTGTTTATCTGTTTTACCAGAACCGTACTCAACAAACTGTTTATTCTTCTTATCATAGAAGAACTCTTTAATAGAATTATAAAGTTTATCTACGTCAAAGTCAGCACCAGAAATCTCAATCAATTCATTAGGAGCTATTACTACAGACCCATAAAATACAGGTAAGAAATCTACTATTCTTACACCAATAGCTGAGTGTTTATCCTGTGAAGGAATACGAATACCAAATCCTTTTGCAATAAAATCAGGAATTTTACCAGACTTCAGATACTTGTATACATTCTTATCATGAGCTGGCATAACAACCTCACTATAACGTTCAGTTACTTTACCACTCTTATCATATACAGGTACGTTATGTCTTAACTTATCAATGTATAAATCTCCAGCTTTGTAACCATCTACACCAGTTTCTTCACTAAAGGTCTTAAGATTTTTATACTTGCCTGGATCTGCTTTAATATCAGATACTCTTACAACTTCACCAATAGGTATTCCTAATTCATCTACTTGACCAGTATATACTTTAACTACATTGTAACCATGACTGGATACCAATGTCAATGATTGACCCGGTACCTTTTCTTGCATTACACCTTTTGTAAAATATGTAAAGTATAATTGAATAAATTTACTTTCTACTATAGGATTATTAATATCATACTTAAGATTACCATTTTCATCTAACGCAAAGAATTCTATTTCTTGATTAGTTGCTCCAGTATTTTTAAGAATGTTTTGAGCATACTTAGCAAAATCAGCTAAATCAACCGTTGTCTTTTTGGCTTTTTTACTTTTATTAATTTCAGATTCAACATCTTCAAGTCCAAATACTTTATTAGCCTTACTATTATATTTAATTGTAACTCGTTGAGCTACAGCCATTTCATATAGTGTTACTAAATCTTTAGCTGGCCATTCTTTACCATTAAAAATAATTTTTTGATCAGCAGGAAGTTCAACACCAATAAGCTGTTTAATCTGACTAGGATCTGTAATCTCCATTTTATTAGATGGGTTCTCTTGCTGTAGAGTAAGATAACGCATATCCAATACTGAGAAATTATCAGAACTAATATCTTGAGAGGAAGCTGCAATATTCTTTCTTTCACCTTTAGATCCAGATATGGGAACTGCAGAAGCTAATCTACCATTCAGTTCTTGCTTCTCTAAACTCAATCTAAGATTGTGCAACATTTCTTTACCTGGTAAAGCCTCACCATCAGATCCTGTTGTCAGTTGTTTAGTAAGTACAAAAGCAGATGTTTTAATATAACCGGCTTTATTATCACCATTGTTATAATAAACAATCTTTAGTGAGTTAGTCTGACCATTAAATGCAATACTACCATTCTTACCAAATACTTCTTCTGCAGATAACTCTTTACCTTCTTCAATCTTATCTAAGAAGTCAGCTTGCTTTTGTGTAAGCTTACCAAACCCGAATAAAAGATGACGTAAAGTTTTAGGAGTAATGTACATCTGTGCATTAGCTTCTTCAACACTTTCATTTGCAAACTTACCAATGTATGTAGGATCAACAAATGTTGCAATATCTAACTCTGTAGTTGCTTGATTAATACCAAGACCAGGTGCTATCAATTCAGTATAGGCACTTTGACCATTAGCATTTACACCCTTTAAACGTTTAAATTCTTCAATTGCAATCTTAGCAGGATTTAATGATTTAGCTTGAATAAATCTAGCTGGGTCACCATTAATTAAATAGTTAAAGAAAGTACTATTAATGTGATGGTTAATAAAGATTTGCATTAGGTTATGTTTAAATGCAGTACTATAATTAGGACCATCTTTTTCTTTAGTGCTAATAAGATTCTTTAATAAATTCATTTCCTCATTAACATCTTCTTGATTTAGCATTATACCATCAGTTAAGAATCTAGGTACGCCACCAATACCACCATCATCAGCAGTTTTATATTGTATTTCTTGAGTCTTTTCATTTATATTAATCATGTTTTGTTTAACCATGACATCAATAAATTTATTAAGATACTCATCATAGAAAGAAGTAATCTGTTTTTTTAGATTAACATCTTTAATAGCTTCATTAAAATCAATATCTTCTATTGCATTTGCCTGTAACTGTTCTTTTAAAGCTATACCTAAGATACTTGCAGTTCTAATAAATTGTAAACCTCTTGGTCCATTTCTTTGACCTTTTTCACCTTTAGAAGATGTATGGTATCCATCTTTTTTAATTATTTCAGGATCATTAATTTCTTTTTGTACCTGTCTAATCCTTTCATACTCACCTTTTACCATACTCTTAATAGCATTAATAACATCATTTGTTATTACTTGCTGTTTATTTCTAGTTTCTACAGCTTTAATTACTGGAAGATTAACAAGATCAATTGTATTAGATGATTCAATAACACCAGGATTTATTGTTGCTGTTACTGAAGTAGCTGGTAAACCATTAGATCTAGTATACTGTATTTTTTCTCCAGATAAATAAAGTGCTAAATTAGTAACTAAGTATTGAACATCAGATAAAGATCCGGCTGTTGTACCATCTGAACCTCTATCTACAATTCTATTACTAGTAATAACGTTACCATCTTTTATAAATAATGCTTGTAACCTCATACCATCTACTCTATCTAAATTGATATTTGGTAGAATAGACTGAAATGCTTCAGTACTAAGTAAATAGTTATTAGCTTCAAAAAGATTTTCTAGTGCTTCTTCTAACTTAGTTGAATCACTTAACTCTCTTAAAGTTCTAGTTTTCTTATGATTATATGTTGGAGACTGATGGCCCCATACACGCTCACCATCAGCATTAATCCAGCTGGTAGCACCCATTGTTTCATCAAATACTACATTACCTTTAGCAATAGTTTTTAATCTATTAGCTGCTCCTTCAAATGTTTGATCTATTATTTTTGTATCATCAGTTTCAGTAGATGTATTTTCATCTTCTTCAGTTTGTGCCTTCTTATAAAAAGGATCAATACCTGCAGATATAACTTTAGAAATTTGTACTAAATCTTCAATGTCTATAGGCTTAACATCAGGAAAACCATTAATGATAGCTAAATCATCCTCAGTTCTAAGTTCTTCTGGAATATTATGTACAACAGATAAATTTATATATAAAGGTTGAATATCAATACCAATAGTATCTTCAATTTCAATAGCTAAATCATTGATATCCGTTTCTTTATCTTCACCCTTTATTACATCAATAAGTTTAGATAATACAACGGGTCCATCTGATTTAACAGCTTTAGCATCATAGTTATATTTCTTTTGATATTGGTTTTCCCAATAAGTCATTTGAGCTTTAGAATCATCTCTGCTGTTAGCATTAATAATTCTTACAATACCATTTGCTGGATCAAAACCAATAAACTTATAATTAATCTTAAATTTCTCAAACGCTTTAAGAATAGCAAGTAATTGACCAGGGTTAACTATCTGATTTAAAATGGGTTCTCCTGTAAGATCAAATGTAATATTATGATCTTCAAATAGCTTATCAATAAACTTAGATGTATCTGTATTAGGATTTCTTCTTAAGAAATTAAGTTTTCTAAGACCCTCTCTTTCAGATGTAATACCAGATAATGCAGACAATAAACCATTATATACTTTAGCCGAATCTACTGTACTATAAATTAAACTACCATCTTCAATCGGTCTACCAAATTCTGAGTTAGATTGGAAAGATGTAGTAGCAATATATGTACGTACATAACTAGAGAGTGATCCGAAACCACCTATGGTATAAGATTCTTTTCTAGCATCTGTATTAGAATTTTCTCCATCATCATCAACTGAATTTGATATATCATCTTCTGTTGCACCATCCTGATAAGATAAAACTCTTAAGTAATCTTTAGCAGCTTCTTTAAATTGTTCTCTATTTTCTTTTGTACTAAAAGCTGTATTAATATCTTCTAAATCAGATGCAATCTCATAAAAGTTATCTTGATCTGTGTAATATTTAGATTCTGGATCATAAAAGTTTCCATACTCATTAAAAATTTTATCATACAAATCACTATCTGATACATCATTATTTTTTGGATCTTGTCTTAAGTAATGAAAAGAAGAGGCAACACTAGCAATTAATCTAGTTGCTCTGTCTCCAGCTAAATACTTATTAATCTCAACATACCTAGTTATATTTCCAACAACTTGAATTGTCTCAATACCAATCTTAATTGTCTTAAGAGCTTCTATATTAGGATTACCTCCCTCAAAAGATCTAGTAAATCTATTCTCTTGAGTTACAGCATTAGCATACTTACCTAAATCAATGTCTTTAAATAGATTCTGATAATTATTTCTTTGAAAAGCATTCTTAAAGAATGCAATAATTAAATCTTTAATCTTAGCAAAAAGTGTCTTATGCGTATAGTCTGTAGGAACTTTAACATTCAGTTTCCATTCTTCAAACATATCAGCTAAATACTCCTCATATAAAGTTTCTTCTAGCTGTTTTTTACTCATCATAGAATAAAGAGGATTACTTAATCTAAGATTTTCTAATGCTTGATTTAAACTTGTAACACCCTTAACGGCATCATTTTTCCAAGTGATTTTACCACTATTAATCTGTGCTAATACTTCTTTTTTAGCACTACTCAAGTATCTTTGGATTTGCTTCTCACTAAGTAATAATCTAAATACACCGTGAAAAGCTTCATGATATTTAAAAGGAGTACGAGAACCGACATTGATTCTACCACGTACACCTGCAATACCACTAGCAACACCATCAAGATATGTAACAAAAGAACCCACAGTCATATTTCCTGCAATCAAGTTCTCTTGTAAAGTTTTAAGTTCTTCTACAGTAAATGTATCAGGTAGATTTTTAGAAACCCATTCTCTAAACTCATTTAACTTATTTAGATCTTCTTCTTGATATTCACTATTTCTAATAATTTTAAGTGCAACAACATCAGGATTATCTAGATTATCAGATTTATCAGGATTAAGAAGTTTTTGGTTTAATATCTCTAACTCTTTATCATAATTTATAGCCTCATCAGTTTTCTCAAACAATATTTTAGCTTCTGTATTACCTATAGGATTACCAGCAGCTTCATATTCGGCTTTAATTTTATTTCTACCTGCAGTAAAGAAAGCAGCTCTTTCGGCCTTTTTTGTTTGATACTGTTTAAAAATATCAGAACTTACAGTTTTAGAATCTTGTGTTTTTTTTGTATCTTCTTCAGATGCTTGAGGTTGAATATTAGATGTGGTTTCCCCACCTTTAGCTTCAGCAGCTTTTTGTCTTTCTAAAGCTATTTCAACTAATGATTTACCCTCTTTTGTTAAACCTGTTTTATTTAAATTTGTATCTACTACAGATTTTACGGGATTTAAACTAAAGCTAACTTTATCTACTACATCAGAACCAACTGTAGATTTAAAATTATTTAAAGCTTCTCTTATAGAAATAGATTCTGGTAAACTAACTTTAAAGGTTTGTTTTGAAAACTTAACTTTTTTATACTTATTATCTTTTAATGAAGAACCATTTTTAATAGAATCATTAAATAATTCTATCATAGCATCAATAGATTCTAAAGGATTATTAGCAAGATCATATCTTATAAATGGTTGAGTACTAGAAGAAGTGTTAAAAGAATTATTATCTGAAAACTCACCTACTAAATATCCTTCTGAATCAACATAAAATCTAGAAAATATACCGGGTTGATGCGCATTAAATACTTTATTAAAAATAAATTCTTTATTGGAAGCATCAGTATAGTTAATTTCATTATTTGTATTATCCGTTCTAGCTAGTTTTGCTAAGTTATTAATATCCTTAATTAATGTCTGTGATTGATCAGAAGATAATTCTGGAGATACTAATGAAACAAATCTGATATTACCATTAGGTAATTCTACAGCAAGTAGATATCTATTAAGACCATCTGTTCCACTTATCTCTAATCCTTTTTTAACTTTTTCATCAGCCCTTTTACGAGCTTCTCCTTTAAGATCAGTAATAATATTTGTAGAAGATACAAATATACCATTCTTATATCTAAAACTTCTATCTATAATGTAATAACCACCTTCAATTGTAGAATACTTAAGATCATTGATATCTGTAGTTACACCAGGATCATTATTTGCATAACTACCTAAACCAATATAAGGAATAGCAATACTTTGAACCTCTTCATTAGTTAACTCTACAGATTCTTTATCTCCAAGTAACTCAGTAAATTTCTTTTGTAATTGGAAACTTTTACCAAGTGATTTTGTAAAGTTAATATACTCTTTAGTAAAATCTCCCTGTTTCTTTACATCAAAAATTCTATTAAATAAATCTGGAGTTAAATCTTTAAATACATTAATAGCTTTACCATCCTGACCAAGAATTTGTAATTGTTGAATAGTTCTAAGATATCCAATAGGTTGACCCTTATAAAGAATTTGAATAGAAATCTTTTCTTTTCTTTCTAATATATTAGTATTTTCCTTATCGCCAATCTTAAAATAACTACCTCTTATATTTTTTAATTTATTCTTAGTTAACTTAATAGTAAGATTATTTTTAATATCATCAATAGGTGTATTTAACAAAAAGTCTTTTAATCTAGCTGCAGCTGCTAACTCTCCTTCTTCACGAGCATCAAACTCTTCCTGAGTCTTATGCGGATATATTGAATTATAACGATTTACATCTTGTATGTAAGCAATATTAGGATTCTTTTTTTGATATGCTCCTGGAAATAAATCCCTTGCTGATCTTCTAGGTATAATTTTACCAGTCTCATCTTTTAATTCTAATACTGGATTATCATTGTTTAATATAGCTTGTTTAATAGCTGCAGCATTACTTACTACTGTATATGTATTACCTCTTGAATCACTTACAATTTGACCATTCTCAAAATACTTATTATCAAATACAAAACCTTCACTCTCGCTTACATAAGTTTTAGCTAGTTTTTCTCTAGCTTCTAATGCAATTGGTAATGTTTTATATGCTCCAGTAATATCTACAGGATTAGATCTATTATCTACAAGTATATATGTATACTCAACTTCCTCATCTTTATTTGCTGTTTCACCACTGATAATAAATAATCCATTAACAGCAGCAGGTGTTTCAAGTTTAAAACCAGCAGGTAAAGTACTAATAACAAATACATTAGGATTAGCCAAAATATTAGCTAACTCTGCTACAGGAATACCATATCTAGAAAGAATATTATAAACGTCACTATTAGCTTGTGATTCATTAAACCATTGTTCTAAAGTCTGACCTTCTTTCTTTTGTGTATCATATAACATTTGCAACTCTTTAAATGCATTAATTGCATTCTGTGCTGCAGGATATAGACTATACTCTACATAAGTAAGAGGTGCCTGCTTATTATTTTTTCTATCCTTATTTTCTTTCTCATAGAATCTAGTAAGAACAAAATTAAAGTAAGGATCTAAGTTCTCTAATTCATCAATAGTTACATAAGTAGTTTCTTTTGGTTCTGCTGTTAATGAATCACTTTCTGTTACTACAGTTTCTGCAACTGGAGGTGCAACCTGTATTACAAACTCACTAATGAATTTTTTTACATCTGCATATCTAGGATCATCAGAACCAAATAGTTTATTACTATTTAGATCTCTAAACTTAACATCTGGATCATTTAAAATAAGTTCTTTAAGCTCATCAAATGTATTAGTATCTAAAGCTTTAAGATACTTAAGATCAATAACAAAACCAGTTTCTGCAAGAGCTTTTAAGAATACACCAATCTTAGATGATTCAGCATATTTGTTAAATGCTTTCTTAAAAAACTCAGCCCTTCTTTTATCTCTAGCAACAATTAAAGTACGCTCTCTTTGAGCAAGCTTAATAAAGTTATTAGGATCATATAAGTCAGACAGAACTTTATTAAAGTTTGTCTTATCATAATTAAGCGCATAGTAATCAGTAAAGATTCTATATGCTTCACCTATGTTTGCAGGATTAAGTGTAGTACCTTTCTCATCTAAAAGAACCTTCATGTAATCAGTAAAGGCTTTCTTTAAATAAGAGGTCTTTCTTACTTCTACAGGATCATTAATATTCTCAATACGGGCAAGATTGGTTTTTAAAGATTCTAAAGCTTTTAACTTCTTCTTCTTATTATTAGTAATCTCAATAAGGCCTGGATCAGTTATATCTTTACTAGCATCAATCTCCGCAGTTAATAAGTTTATTTCTTTATCAATACCTGGAATACTAAGAGTAGCTGTAACATCGGAGTAACCTAAGTCAGCAACGCCAGCAATAGATGACATCTCTTTTGTCAGATTAGCCATACGAGTTTTAGCTTGCTCTAAACCATGTAAACTAAATACTGCGGTTTTACGGGCCTCTTCAAAAGCTTCATGACTTTGTGACTCATTAACAAATGCAATAATAGCTTCTGGTGTATTAGCAAATTTATATTTATTGATATCATAAGGATTCTTAAATGCAGAAAACTGCTCATACTGATCTTTAATCTGACCAGCTCTATCAATAGTAATATCTAATACTTGCTTTGCTTCTTCATCAGTAACATCATCCTTTAAATCAAATGCCTCTTTTAATTCTGCACCAGTCATTTGCTTCATGTCTTCTAAATTTCTTAAGAAGTAATCATATTTACCAGCTCTAAGTGCTGTGTAGATACTATTAAAGCGAGCTATATCCTTAAGATCATGGAATGCTTTTTCATCAAATGATTTTCTAGCATTAACCATATCAGTACCTGCTTTAATTTGTACTAATAAGTTATCTATGTCAACAGCTAAAATCTTATTACCATTATTAATAGCATCATTTAATTCAACTGCTATCTTATCAAATCTGGCACTTTCTTCTGCATAAGCTTTTCTATACTCTTCTGGGTTTTTAGCTTGTGCTATCTTACCAATAATATTTTTAGTGCTACCATAAGCTCTGTTAGCTACAGCAGTAGAAATACCAGTAAGACCACCCATTAAGAAACCTGAAGCAAATACTTCAATACCTTGTGCTGATGCTTGATCTTTAAGATTGTCATAGGCATCTGCTAAATAAGCTACTACACCTCCAGCTTCTGGAGTATCATATAATCTTTCATAGTAATCTGTAGATGCCCCAGAAATAATCTCTTGAGAAATTTCCTGAAGACCTTCAGATAAGTTTTTGGAGAAATAACTACTAGCAAAATTTAAATATGTCTTTGGAGTCTTAAGACCTCTTACGCTTTCAGCAAAAGATTGTCTTATACCCATAGTCTCAAACTGACCAGTCTTCTCTGAAAATCTTAATGTACGTCCACTTAATTTACTTTCTTCTACAATACCTGAAGCTGTCTTACCTAAAGTTCTCTTACGACCTTTGTATAAGTTATCAAAAGTAATATTGTTTGTAAGAAGAATGAGGGGAGCATTTATTAGACCCGTTGTAAAACCAGCATCTGATGCTTTCTCATAAATTCTATTTAATCTATCTTGATCTGGATATACTCCATTCTCAGTAATGTATTCATTAATATGCTTATCAATAAAATCATTCTTAACTCCTCCGCCTTCCATAGAAGCTTCAGCAGTAGCATAACTAATCTGCTTCATATCTCTTACAAAGTCGGCAACCCCTCTTACTGAATTAGCTAATCCTAATACAGGACTTTCTGCAGTAATAAAACTCTTAACATTCTTAAATGTATTAGGAACGATGTTCTTAGCAGTTGCTTCAGCTACATTTAATGCGCCTCTACCAATAGCTGCTACATCCATAGCCTTAATTGTATTGTAAGCTTGTCTAGCAGCGTTAGCATCAAACAACGCAGAGATAGATTTGATTGTACCGGCTGTCTTTGCAGCACTAGCAGCAAGAGCAGCAGGAAGAGCCATACCATCAGATAAAGCCACCGCACCAGTAAGTAATGCTTCAGTAGCTAAATAGTCTGCAGCAATACCTGCAACAAATCCTGATTGTAAAGCTAAGTTAGAAACAAAACCAGCAGCACCACCTCTTGTACTACCACGTTCTGCCATAATCTGGGAGAACTCTCTAGCACCGGTTTCATCAGTCATAGAGAAATCACCAGTTGCCATATCAGCAAGACTTCTATATCCTGATTGAACAACAGATAATCCTAATGCAGGAATACCACCAGCTGCTCTAAATAGATCTTGATACCAACTTCTATTCTGATTATATAAAGCTTCATTATTACTTACAGGATTAAAACCTAACTTATAAAAGTTATCACTATCGTTATAGTATCTATCAAAGTTTGTTTGTTGGTATCCAGGCTGAAAGTATTTTTCTTTTGAGTTCTGAAATGCAATATCAGATTCAGTAATAGGTTTTGCCATTGCTTGTTTAGCAACATCAAAAGGATTACTAGGATCATAATCTACAGCAACACTACCAAATGCTGAAGGCACTGGAACCCCAGGAACAGCATAAGTATCAGTTACGGATATTAGCGGCTCATTAGTTGGCGCAATACTTGCTTGAAAAGCATCTGATCCTTCAAAGTTAGAAGGCAAACCGGGTTCAACACCTAGTGGTGGAATTGCATTGTCAAATTCTTCCATTTAGAACAAATTTAATTTATTATCTAATTGCGTCAAAACTATTGAGGAGATTACTGAAACTAATATTATTCAGATTGTTCTGAGTAAATATATCAGTCATTCCTTTTCTACTATCATACATAGTACCTGTAGCAGTAATACTGCCATTTGGATTTTTTGTAAAGGTCATATCAATATTTCCATTAGGATTGATATACCTATATGTACCGGCATTATCTAAAATTACTTGTCTCTCATCCTTCTGTAATCTAGAAGAAATAAGATTGGTTGTTTGAGCTGCGGGAATAACTGCAGTTATACCAGTACTAATAATTTTAGCATACTCAGCATCTGTAATACTACCAGCTTCTTTAAGAGCTTTTAATGTAGGATCTGATGCGTTAGGTCTAACTGTTAAAGATTGATAATCTGAATTACCTAATGCACGTGATTGATAAGAATAGCTAACACTTTGTTTGTTAGCTCTGGCATCAGATACCAGTATATTTAAATAACTTCTAAGTACTTGATTATCTTCAATATCTGCAAATACACGATCACTGGCAGCAGCTACATCAGCTGGTGTACCAATTGCAATTCTAGAATCTGAATTTAAAACATCACCTAGTGCAGATCTTAATCCTAAAGTTAATTTAGAAGAAGGCTTTGTAAAATCAGCAACACCCTGAATGTTATTACTAATATAACTACCAGGACCAGCTGTACCTACAACTTTATAACCAGCTTGGTTTTTAGAGAGGTTAATATATTTTTCTTGATAATCCTCTACAAAATCTTCATAATCATCAGCAAAGTCATCAGCATCAATATTAGGATTCTTTTTTAATGCTTCTTCATATGCATCCTTTACACTTCTTAAAAAGCCATCTTTAGCAAATACATAATCAACAAATGTTGGAACATAATCACCAGATGCTTTCATATTAGCAGCAATTTTTTGGTTATTACTATTTAATGCACTAATATTACTATAAGCTAATTGACGTTTATCATTGGCCGTAGTTAAAGCAGAAGCTAAATTCTTAGCTAAAGAAGGATCGGCTTTAACCATATCTTGAATACCGTTAAAGATCTTATTAAGAGAGGTTAATGATACATTACCCTCTCTTAAACTATTCATGTTAGTTCCGGAAGCTTTTAAAACATTACCAACAGCACTATTTAACTTAGCATCATTAATACTGGAAATAGAATTAGTTAATTCATATACACTATTACCAAAGCTTTTCCAACTATTATCAAACTCAGTCCTATCTGAAACAAATGCATCTTCTACAGCAGCTTCAGTTTTAACAGCACCAGTAGTAAAATCATCAAATCCACCAGTCTCTAACATCTTCATCTCACGCTGAAAGTCTTGCTGAATCTTTTCTTTCTTAGTCCAATAAGAAAAATCTAAAGCTTTTTCATAATCAATCTTTGCAAACTCATTAGCTTTTTTCTCTACCTGATAATTTCTATAGGCTTCTACTTCAGTTGCTTTACCAATGTCATTAGAGATATAAGAACTAGCTTCAGAAGATCTAATAGCTCTAGATAATAAATCTATATCCTCATCATTAATAGCAGTAACAATCTGAGATATTCTATCACTTAAATTAGTTTTAGCTTTCTCATAACCATCTCTTTTTGCAACAACCATTTGATATTCCTGTTGTTCTTTTGGAGTTAATTTACCACCGCGATTTAATCTAGACTCATATACATCTGTCTTAGCTTGATACTGTGAATAACCTTCTTCAATATCCTCTAATCTATTTCTATCATTCTTAAGAAATGCATCAGCATTTGTAACATAATATTCTGTAGCAGCTTGATCTATATCACCATTAAATTTTGATTCAGCCAATTGTGTAATCGCACTCATAGAATTTACATATGCTAATTCATTATAATATGCTTTTACAGAAGGATCATCTCCTAACGCCATACTAAGATATTGAGCAATAACTGGTTTAGCAGCTTCACCACCAGTAGTTGTTACATCATAACCACCTATAGTTTTTTCTATCTTTATGTCTTTAAAATCATCACCAATAAGCTCTCTAGCTTTATCCATGATATTTACATAAGGAACATATTTAGGCATTGCCATTCTATAGGCTTTGTCTTGTGATGCATTTTTAAATTCTATCTGTCTATATTGTAAACCTCTTACTCCAACATCTGAATATTTGGAACTAGTTTCTGGATCAAGAGAATTTTTAAATATTTCAGCTTGTTGTTGACCTTGTTTAACACCTTTAGTAAACATGATGTCATACTGCATCTTTTTATCATCTACAAAAGGTTGAAATACCTGCTGTGCTAATTGCACATTAGCAGGATCAGAAAGATCTAAAGATGTAATTTGTTGAATAGCTTTCTCAGAGTTCTTTAAAAAGTTATCTCTTGCTTCTCTATTATCATCTCTTGTAAGATCAGCATATACAATACTACCGTATGCACCACTTAATTGATTAAGTGAACTATCATACCTAGCCTGTCTTGTTGCTAAAACCGTATTAAGAAAATCAAAATTAGGTTTATAAGGTTCAGCCTTTGGTATGTAATCGGTAAGACCTTGAATGTAAGTAGCCATTATCTATATTATAAATATAACAAATATAAAGTTAAACTATTAAACCTCTAATATTTAAGAGCCCTTAGTTTTTCTTCTGTTAGACATTGCAGATTGTGCTCCTAAAATATTACCACGCTCATCTATATCAATGTCACCCATAATACCTCTAACCATAGCAGCCTGAACTGTAGGATTAGTAGTATCAATACCCATCTCAAGAAAATATTGTTTTAGATCTTTAGCTTGTTGTCCAGGTGTAATTTTTCTACCTGGATTATAATAAGTTTTAAGAGCCGCAGGATCAACAAAGAAGTTAGGATATAGACTGTTCATTTGATCTGTCATGAATCTATTTTCTAATGCAGCATTTACATAATCTACAGCCTCTCTTCTAGCAGCTCTCTTAGAATTATCAAATTGCTGATTAGCAATAACAGTTTTATCATAGAAGTCATTAGCCATTAAAGCATTTCTAAAGTTTGCTTCATTGTTTATTTGCTTATTAGCTTGTTCAAACTGATTAGCTACACCAACATTTAAGTTATTATATCTACCTAACACATTAGCTGCATTAGCTAAACTCTTACCTTGTACATCAGAGAATCTTGTATTAAAAGCTTGTGGTCCTGTAAACTGCGCCAAATTTGCAGAAGCAATATTAGCTAGTTCAGCATTATTAGCTAACTCCCTATTAGGATCATAGAATGTAGGTTCCATAGGTTCTGGTACAAATTGTGCCATTCTAGGATTATATTTATTAATACTAGCTAAGTCACCAACAGCAGCTGCAGTATTTAATACATCTTGAGGATAGAAACCAATAGGTCTTCTTGGAGTTCTAGAAACTTCTAACTCATTTGTTTCAAGTTGTTCTCTATTAGTTTCTGTATTTGGCTTTTTTGGTTTTTTAGGAATAGCATCATAATGCTCAAATCCAAATCTTTCATCATCTCCTAAATCAGCTCTAAATTTTTTCTCTGGTAAATATCTATAGAAAGCGTTTTTAAATTCTTTGAAGAATTTAGGATCATTATAAATATTAGGATTACTAATATCTACATTAGGTTTAAAGCCCATAATATCATAAGCAGCTTTACGTAAACCTACTTCATCTAAACTATCAGCTTGTTCTTTACCTAAATTTCTTTCTACAATTTTATACTCATAATCCTGTGGTGTAAATCCAGCATAAAACTGACCATATGGACTTTTAGTTTTTCCAGCACCACTCTGAACTATATTCTTATAACCATATTGATTTAATACTGGAGTTAGTTCTTCTAAAAGATTATATCTATCTTTTGCTGGCATCTGACCATCTGTAAGAGCAACTCTATATGTTCCTCTTCCAGCATCCCAAGTAATAATACCTTTATCAATATATGGTTTTAATGTTTCGTTTTGAGATTTTAAAACTTTACCTGAAGCATCTACAATACTTATTGTATTACCTTTAGTAATTCTTTTACCTTTACTACCATTGGGTAATGTAATTTCTTCTACATACTCTTTTTCATCTGTCACTTGACCAGCAGTTTGATATTCTTCTAACTCACCGCCATATTCTTTTTTATTAACCATTTCTTGACGTTTAACATTAATCATACTATCAAGATAAGCATCTGAAATTTCTGAAGATTGTGGTTCTGATTTAGCTTTAGGTTTAGCTTTAATAGTTACGGGTTCTATTCTAGCAACATCAATATTAGGATTAGATTTTGCTGCATCTAGTAATAAAGCAGTATCTTGAGAACCTGCAGGATCAGACATTGTATCTTCAACTATCTGATTAGCTTGTTCAGGACTAGCATTTTTAAGATATTCTATTTTTTGTTCTGGAGACAAAACTCTATATGCTGCAGCACTGAGAATTCCAACTGCAGGAGCAGCCTCTAGTCCTGCTGTAACAGCACTAGATATATCTAAATTCTTATAAAAATTTTTGACTGGGTTTACTACTCTTGAAATACCTTGTGAAATACCTTCTTGAATAGGTTGTAATCTTTTTGCTAATGGTTTTAAAAGATATTCAGGTTGCAGAGGTTTAATAAGTCGACCAAAAGCTAAATAATTAAGAGGATCCATTGCAAAATTATCAGAAGGATCTCCAGTAAATGCATAATTTATTCTTCCAGACCAATCTAAAGGATTAAAAGCAGATGATTTAGCAAATGCAGCTCTTTGTTCTGGAGTAGTATTAGCAAAACTTCCGGTTTTCCAAAATCCTTTTCCATCAGGAAGTGTTTGATTTGAACTATTAGAATTAACACTTTGACCAATTTGAGCTTTAGGAATACCACCATATCTAGCCATCATCATACCTTCTTCAGGAGATGGTGGTAAGAACTGGGCTGGATCTAATCCTACTTTATTCATGTAAGGCATAGCAATCTGTGGAACACCTTGTGGAAATCCTTTCTGTGATTCTTGTACAAGAGCTAACTTACCTAAATTAGAGATATAGTTATCAGCCATCATAACCGCTGTCTTTTTACGTAAGGGGTCACTATCAGAATATAAACCTTCACGCAACTCTTTACTATTAAGATCAAACTTCTTAGAAATTTTAGCTGGAGTGTAACCACCTTTCTTAGCAGTAAAACCAAAAGATTCTAATATAGCGGGATCTTTAATCTTCATAGCTTTTGTATCCGAGTAAATAAAACTATCTGGTGTAGCTTTTTCTCCAGACAATGGTGTACCACCTTCTGAGTGACGCTTGCCACCAATCTTAAAGAACTCAGGAATTGCACTATTAGTACCTTTACGTATTAGAGTCTCTCCTTTCTCTGCTTCTAATACAGACATAGATCTGGGATCCGGTTGTAATGTCTGGTTATATGCAGGTTCTTGTTCTTCTTGTTCTGCACCAGAAAACTTATTAACCATATAAGCTGAGTTACCATATAACTGGTTAACAGCATTTTGATTCTGACTACCACCATATCCAGCTTGGGGTAAACTTGTAATTTTTACTTTTCTTTTCATTTCTCCACCCATTTGGGCCTCTTTATTGTAATCACCTTTTATATAATCATCTGGTCTGAAACCAGGACCAAAACCAAATTCATTAAAATTATAGTCACCCCTGTTACCAGACTGACCCTCTTCTCTGGCATATGCTAAATTATCTGATAAAAACTGATCTCTAAGATCACGCTTTGCAAATCTATTATCTATTTGATTTGCTAAACCACGGAATATATCTGTACCAGCTAAGATTGCTTGACCAACATAAGGATTACCTTTTTGATTTTGACTATTTGCATCTGTAAAATTCTTAAGATAATTACTTTTATCCTGTGCAGCTAATATACTTGGAGGAGTAGTAGATGTCACTTCTCCCTCTCTTAAAGTTTGCTCTTGATTACGTATGTCTTGAGACATTCTAGAACCAGGAATACTAGGATCATATGTAGGAATACCAAAGTCTTTTTTTCTTTTAAAAAAATCACCGGTCATACTTAATTTTCCATTCTGTTTCTCCCATTGCTGTTGCGTAGGAACATTTAATCCCATCATATCAGGAGTAATAGCTTTAGGCATACTTCCTAATGGAGGATAAATATCATAAGGTTTAATGCCTTGTGATGGAATATTATTAAAACCCATTTGAGCTTTTGGTAAGCTCTTAACTCTTACTTTCTTTTTCATTGTATTAGTCTAAATACTCAATACCATAACCCTGATCAATCAATGCTTGAATCTCATCAGGATGTAATTCTAATTCAGAACCTTGAGTCATACCACCAAATTGTTTCTTCCAACCTGCGGCATTTCTAGCAAAGTTAGCTCTTTTAACTTGTGTTGCACTATAGTCCTCTTTATTTGCAAGTACCTTTCTAGCAAATTCTTGCACACCCATACCGGCTCTATTAGCTGACTCAGTAAATTTACCTTTGTTAGCAGGATTAATATAGATACCACCATTCTTCATCTGACCAGTTTGTCCTTGTTGAATAGCTTGCATAATTTTTTGAATAGCTTCTTGTTGCTCTAAAGGAGGTAACTGTTGTAACATCATCATAAGTTGTTCAGGATCTGTTTGAGTCATCTGTGCATACATTTGAATAGCTTGCATCATTTCATCTTGTTGACCACCTTGTTGATATACATTACCACCACACTCGTAACAAGGTTGTCCACCTTTACCATACCATGCATTTCCACTAAATGTAGAACCACCCTTCATCATATTATACATAGCATCCATATCCATTTGACCACCATACATATCAATATCACCACCATACATTCTTCTACCCATTTTACGGAGTTCTTTATTTGATGGAGTTTGATCAGTGCCTAGTCTTGGATCATTAGAATTCATAAACTCCTGATAACCTCTTTGCTTACGAGCAGCTCTAATTTCAGAGGCAATAACACCAGCAGCAGTTCCAATACCTAAACCAATACCAGTTATTGTATCATTACGTTTCTTTTTCTTAGCAGCAGCTTCTGCAGCGGCAGCTTTTTGTTCTTCTGTTAAAGCAGGACCACCTTCTTGAAATCTACGGGCTTGTTGATCAAACGCAGACTTCTGTAAATTAGTACCTTGATTATATACTTTACCGGTATTAGGATCCACACCTTGACTAAATGTAGTTGAACTAGAAATACTTCCTGGTGCAGAACTAAATATCCTATCTCCTTTCTGATCTACAAGTGATTGAGGATTAGAGGACTGATAATAAGAATAAATATCATTACGTGATGGTACTTCTTTTACACCAGCTTTATTAAATTGCTGAAGCTGTTGATTATAATACTGTTCAAATCTAGGATCAGCACCAACACCAGGAGACATAAAGGTATTAATAGGAGCAGAACCATAAGTTCCACCTTCTGCCATATTAGATAATATCTTAGCTTGTACGTAAGGAGGTAATGCTTGGAATCCGGGATTACTAGGTTCACCACCATTAGCCCAAGTACCAAAACGTTTGTGCCAGTATAAAGGAGAGAAAGGATCTGTAGCTTTAGATGAGTTTTTACCACCCATTCTATTCCAGAAATTATCTTTACGCTTTTGAGAACCATGTTGGCTAAAGTCTTTCATACCAACATAACCACCATGTACAATTTTATACTTATCACCTTTCTTAGCTAGTACCATCCATTTCTTACCAGCTCTATCAGATTTTCTTTTAGCACCTACTTTAGTAAACCCTCTATTTTTATAACGCTGAGGAATACCACCCATCTTCATCTCTTCCATCTCACCCATGTTCATATCAATATCTTCCTCCTCTTCTTCTCCTTCTTCAGAGCCTTCATTGAATTGCATATAGTCAGCAACAGATGTAAGATAATCATCAGCTAACGTTAGCTTACTAGCTACCCAAGGCTCAACCTCTGATTCACCATTAATAAAGTTTTGCAATCTAGCAATCTTATCATTCATAGCCATTATTTGACCCATTGCCATTTCACCACCCTCATCATAATAATTATCACGCATCATCATATCTACACCACCCATTCCCATAGCTGGCATACCCATAAAATTCATAGCAAGATTAGCCATTTTCATTTTATCTTCACTATTTCCTTCACCATTATCCATTCCTTGACCTATAGCCATTGCAGTATTTTTTAAGAAATTACCAACGGGCTCTTGAATATTATTGCTATTATACTCATTTACTTTATCATAGTAGCTACCAAGAGATTCATAGTTATTAGGATACTGAAACATATCTTGTCCCATAGCGCCACCAGTTTGAGCTTTTCTATATCCACCACCACGATTCTTGTAAGTCTTAACAAGCCATGCAGAACCATAAGCTGAAGGCCATCTATCAAATTTAGATTTAGCCTCGGATTTAACACGAGAATATAGTTCTGGATTAGTGGGTACATTACCACCTTTCTTCATCTGTCTGGCTTCAGGATAAGCTTGAAAGAATGCTTCTTCTGTAGGAAACATAGAATAGAATTCTTCCTCAGAATTAACACCAGCCATTTGTAAAAATTTATCTTTCATTTTAGTTATTTGTATTTGTTAAGCCAACTAGTTTGACCACCTTGTTTTTGTTCTTGTAATTGAGATGCTGCAGCTACAGCAGGTACTGCCCATAATCTATTAAATAAATAAGCTAATTTTTTAGGATCTCTATCTATAATATCAAGAAACTTAGGATTAATGTTAGTTACATTTTCTCCCTGATCTAAAATATTAATTATATTCTTAGCTTGACCAGGGGTAAGATTTTTAGATTGTTCAGGTGTCATATTTAAAAGTTTTCTGATTTCCATAATTTTAGTATGTGTTTCAGTAGGTGTAGCATAATAGCCTTTATATGCATTTTCTTTACCCATAGTTTTTAAAATTTCTTTTGAACTTGCACCTTGATTTCTTAATTTATTAAATTGATTTGAAAGTACTTTTGTATTTGGAGATAATAAATTTAATACATCTTGGTTTTGTCCAGACTCAGTTAATAAAAAATCAGATGTCCAATCATGGGTTCCTTCATGCAAAGTTGTTAGTGTTCTTTGATTTTGAGAAATGCTTGGATTTCTACTAACAAAACTATTATACTCACGATCAAAAGCATTATTATTTTTTATTAAATCTCTTTCTAAAGGTGACTTATTATATAAATAACTTATCCCTTTATTACCAGCATGCATATGCTCATTTGGATTCTTTAAAAATAAACTTTCACCAAGATCTTGTATTTGATTTGATATAGGATATTCTTTTGTATTAGGTCTAAAAGATTTAGCTTGTTCATAACCTAAATCAAACTTATCTTTTAATACATTACCTCTTTGAGGAATCCAACCTAAATCAGTATCTATTTTAGCTTGGGTTATCGGATCATCAATCCAATTTTTTAACCATGCATTTCCTTCAGCAATTGCTGCTTTATTACCTTTATTTCTTGTAAGTCCTAGTAACTCTTTTGCAATGTTTTTAACATGACCTCCAACGGGCGGTGCAACTGACATCTGACCTATATTAGAAACATCTACTGGTTTGTATCCTAGTAACCAATCTTTCTTTAATATTTTACCTTCAGTAATAGGTATTTGTCTTGGAGTAGAATAACTCCAGTCATTTCTTTTACTATATCTTCTAAAAAAATCAGCTTCATTGTAAGGTACTTCAGCTACATATTCTGGACCATAGTTTTCTATAACACCAAACTTTTTACTTGGTGCATAGTATGTACTACCAAATTGTTTTGGAGAACTAGCTCGTTCCGCAAGAGATCTACCAGGAGCATAATTAAGTTGTTTAGGTCTAAATACACCTGATTGTACAGCATCTTTAAAACCTTCTTTACCAAGACCTCTATACATCATACCTTCTACAGGTCTAAATGCCATAGGACTTGCAATAGCTTTAGCAATACCTTTTGCAGGTAATAAATATAAAGCATTAAGACCAGCATTTAATAAATCGCTACCGGCCTCTTTAAAATTACCTTGTGCAGTATTAGATATTGCTGATCCGGTATTACCAACTAGATCACTTCCAGCAAATGCATATGTAGCTGGATTAACCATGTCTAATACATAGTCTAATGGATCCGCAGAACCTTTACGCTGTTGTGCTTGTGCTACTAATGAACTAGCTTCTCTTGCTTTCTCATAAGCAGATTTAGTTTCTCCTTGACTAATACTACCTACACGTTTAGCATACTCTGCAGCTTCAGCTGCTTTTCTATTAGCTGCACTAACGTTTGTATTTTGATTAACTACTCTTGTATTATCTGAGTATCCGGCATTACCTGCAGGACTAGTTCTCATATAGGGCTTACCTACATTAGGTGTCCAACCAGCCCAACCACCTGTCTGGAATTGATCTAACCATCCTCCATACTTCTTATTTTCTGGATAGTCATAACTATAACCTCTACCTTCAGTTACTTTAGCTTTACTAATATCTAAGTTATTTGCAGCTTTCCAATCCTGGAACTCTTTCTCAGTTCTAAATGATTTCCGGTTACCATCTTGTAATGTAACACCAATGTTATATTCTCTAGCCATTCCACCATTAGGGGTATACATATCTCTATCTATATTAGATACAAATAAAGAAGGCTTAGGTGGTTCTACTACTGGAGTATTAACTACATCAGGAACAACTTCTGGTTTTTTATATACGTATGGTTGAACAGGTTTTTTAAATCTAAAAACAGAATTTAAATCTGGAGTAACACCAGTTAATCCTAAATCTAGAAAATCTTCTTTAGTTACACTAACAGGCCACATTCTATTTTTTCTAGCAGCATTATTTTTAATCTGAGCAGCAGTTAGTCCAACATTATAAGGTAACCATTGACCATCAGGTCTCGTTGCTCTATGATGATACGTTTGTTTTGGATTAGGTGTAAGATAATCAGATATTTTAGTTTCTAAATAATTATTTCCTGGTTTTTCATAAAGATGAGTAAATCCACCTACAACACCCGAACGAGGTCTTAGATAATGATGCATCATTTCTTCTACAGGTTTTATTATTATATTCTCATTATAAGGAGAAGGACCTTTAGGTTTATTAGGACCCCAATACTGATTAAATAAATCATTACCTTGTAAAGAAGCAGTTTGTATATTATTTAGTCTAGTCCAGTTTTTATATTTATCAAAGGATGGTTGATATTTATTATATAAATTTAAACTATCCTGATAAAGTTGTACTTTTCTTGGGTTAGATGTATACCTAGGAGGTAATGTTCCACCAGTTTGATATTCATCTAACCAACCTGTCTCACCACCATCTTCTCTACGCTTATGATTATAGTCTATACGCTTACCTGAAGTCTTCTCTCTTTTAAATCTATCTTTCTCTGCAGAAGACATCTCTGATGTAGTTTTAGGAGTTGTTTCATTTACTCTCCTAGATGGTCTGCATGCAGGATATGGTCTACCATCTTTATCTTTACCTGATCTACCACATGCTTTACCTGTCTTAACATCCACCCATTTTTCATCAAACCATTGTGCTAAACCACCTTTACCAAATTCTTCTAATACCCCAGTACCCTTTTTATAACCCTTGGCAAATCTTCTAGCTTGTCTGTCATTAGGAAACTCAATATACTGACCGGTCTGATTTGCATAATCATATGCAGTATCTCCTAAGTATTGTACAGTACCATCAGGCATTTGTACAACTGTAGGATATACACGACCATCAGCACTTTCCATAAAGTGAGTAGAAGGACGCTGTTGACCAGGTATCATTATACTTGGTGTATTAGGTTGATACATTCTTTGAACAAAGTTTAGATCTTTATTCTCATTAAGAATTCTATCTATCTTTCTTTTAGACATGCCACCAAACTGCATCTGAGGATACTCAGTTACATAGTTACCGGGGAATGTATAATCCTGACCGGGCATCATCATTTGCTGATTACCTAAATTATCTACACCTAATACAGGATAGTTAACCCCCTTCATTGTTATATCAGAAGAGGGTATGATTGTAACTTCACCGGGATATGCCCACTGACCTAAAGGAGATATGATAGGTTTTTTTCTAGCCATTTTATTACCTAAATGAAGCTAACAATTTGTTATTA